CGAAAAGAATATAGTTGGTTTTATATCTTTTACTGTTATGGTTTTATTTGCTGTAGCTGATCTAGTTACAGGCATAGCATTTATGGGATATGTAGGAGATGGAGAACTAGTTATTAATGATACTATATACAACTCTTTTGTTTTAGTAACATTAGGGTGTTTTGGTATTAGTGCATTTGAAAAAGTAAAAACAAAATAATGGGGGTATTAGGAAAAATATTCAGTGCAGGAGCAGGAGAACTTGTTAAAAATGTAGGTGGAGTTATAGACAGCTTACATACATCAAAAGAAGAAAAGCTTGAAGCTGAAAGAAAAATAAAAGAACTTGTAGCAAGCTACGAGATTGAAATGGAAAAACAAATCAGCGATAGGTGGAAAGCTGATATGAACAGTGATTCATGGTTAAGTAAAAATGTAAGACCAATGGTATTAATATTTTTAGTTATTAGTACTGTATTAATGATATTTATAGACGCAGGTACAATAAATTTTAACGTTGAACCTAAGTGGACAGACTTGTTACAACTTGTACTTATTACAGTAATAGGTGCTTACTTTGGAGGACGATCACTTGAAAAAAGAAAAAAATAATGACATTAAACGAAATTGCATATAACTTACTAAATCTAGTTAGAGGAGGTAGATCTAACACTGATGAGCATATTTCTTTAGAGCAAATTAAATTTAATATTAGGCACTACAGAGCTATGTTTATTAGAAGAGATTATAATAGAAATGGATTTAGTAGTAGACATATTGAGCAAGATTTAGGGTGTGTATATTTAGAACCAGTAGATGCTTCTAAGTGTTGTGATCTTCCTACAAACTGCACAGTATATAGAACTAAAAAACATATTCCACGGACTATAAGATATAACTTTGAAGAAGCAATTTCATATGTTGGGGATATACACGGAACAGGAACAATACCGCTTATACATCCAAACACAGTTAAATTTTTACCTCATGATAAATATACAAAGGATAAACTAAAGGCTTATATGATTAATGACCATCTACATATATATAATGCTGAAGGTCTTGAAGCAATTAATGTAAGGGGTGTATTTGAAGATCCTAGAGATGTTTCTAGATTTGATGAGTGCACTACAGGAGAATGCTACAATGATGATGATCAGTATCCTTTGCCTTTAGATATGTTAAACATGATTAACAGTGGTTTAATAAACGGAGAATTAGGGTTACTGTCAGGAACATTTAGCGATACTGCTAATGATAGAGCTCAAGATGATAAAACAATAACAAAAAGTACTAAAAAATAAAATTAAATAAAATGAGTAAAGGAACACATAAAACTAAAGATGGTAGAACAGCTAAAAAAGGCTTGTACTACTACATGAACCGTGCTAAAAAGCGTGGTACATCTAGACCTGGAAAAGGTACTGTAACTGATGAAGCGTTAGAACGTTCAGCAAAAACAGCAAAGAAAAAAGGAGGATTTCCTGATATGAATAAAGATGGGGAAATTACACAAGCAGATATATATCTAAGAAAAAAAGAAAAAGGAACTATTAAAAAGCATGGAGGAGTTCATAAGAAAAAGAAAAAGAAAAAATCTACTATGAGCTATGGTATGGGTGGTTCTAAAAAGAAGATGATGTACAAAGGTGGTGGTAAGAAAAAAATGATGGGTGGAGGAATGAAAAAGATGATGTACAAGTCTGGTGGATTCTTAGAGCCTAAAATTCCTAACATAGACGATATATAAAATGTTATATACCTTAAAAGATGTATATGAGAATTATGTAAAAGATTCTAATGATACTATAGATAAAAGTATTTATACTAGTATTGTGCAAGAATTTAATATAATGATAATAGATTATATATTAGAGGGTAAAGAATTTAACATGGGTAATAATCTTTCTACCTTATCTATTATTAGGAGAGAAAGAGATCCAAGATCGCCTAGATTAGATTGGGGAGAAAGTAATAAATATAAAAAAGAACTCCTAGAAGAAGGTCAAGATTTATATGATGCTAAAACCGGTGAAGGGGTAAGATGGCACATATATCACACTGATGAGTTTTATTGTAAATACTATTGGAGAAAGGGTAAATGTAAAATTCCAAACAAGTCAGTTTACAGGTTTGATGCTACAAGAGGATTAAAGGGAAATAAAGAAAGGTTAATACATCTATTAAAAAAAGATGATTTAGCGTATTTAAAATTTAAAAAACATTAAACATGGCAACACCACTATGGCAAAGAAAAGCGGGTAAAAGTCCTACAGGTGGATTAACTGCAGCAGGCTCTAAGAGTGCTGGTGTAGGAAGACCTGTTACACAAAAGAACCCTAAAGGAAAAGCAAAGAAAAGAAAAAAATCTTTTTGTGCTAGAATGAAGGGTATGCGTAAAAGACAAAAGCCTAGCAACAATACAGGTAAAGATAGATTAAGTTTATCTTTAAAAAAGTGGAATTGCAGAATGGGGGGAACTTGTAAACCTAAAGCGTATGAAACAGGAGGGTTTTTAGAGCCGCCAATACCAAACATATTTGAATAATGAGTATATATAAAACAAAGTCTAGTAAGACAATAATTAGAAAAATCTTTAGAGATTTAAAACCAGATAACGATGACTGGATTGATGATGCTATAGAGTGGATAGGAGAAGCTTTAGAACACATAGGATCTTCTGCACAACTGTGTCAAAAACAATGTGTTTTAGATGTGTCAGATCATAAAACATTAATGCCTTCTGATTTGTATTATATTAATCAAGTTGCTATTAATAACAGCGTGTCTGCAGTTGATTCTACAGAGTTAGATAAACTAAACACTAGAGTAAAAGAACTACAAGATCAAATTAAAAGCGCACAAGATGACGGTATAGCATATGCTGATACTGCTTCTATTTTAAATGAAATAAATAACAGAATAGTTGTAGTTGAAAATGTATACTTTAGAAGTAGAAATCAATTACAGCCTTTGCAGTATGGAGCAAGTACATTTCATAAAAGCATGCATTGTACAGGATGTGTTAATGAAAACACAAACTACGAAGACACATATATAATAGATTGTGATTACATAAAAACATCTTTTGCTAGTGGTAAAATATGTTTAAGTTATATGGCTTTTCCATTAGATGAAGATTGTTACCCACTGGTGCCAGATGACATTAGTTTTTCTGAAGCAATGTTTTGGTACATATATAAAAAGATATTACTATCTAAACCAGATATTAAAAACAATGGTATTAATTATACATTTGCAGAACAACAATGGAAATATTACTGCACACAAGCAAGAAATGCAGCTAACTATCCAGATATAGATAAATACGAATCGTTTATGAATCAATGGGTTAGACTCATCCCAGACATAAATAGACATGATACAGCATTTGAACATTTAAATACAAGAGAAGATTTATATAGAAGCTAATGGCAGAAAAAAGATTTATAAAAGGATTATTTAAAGATACTGGGCATATTGACCAACCTGCCGGAAGTTGGAGATATGCTAAAAATACAATTCTTAATGAAAAGAAAGGTTCTATTTCTAATGAAGGAGGAACAAAGCTTGCTGGATTTTTAAACTTTGAATCGTCTGGACAAAAAGAAAAAATTATTGGAGCTGTTGAAGTTAATGATGATAGAGTTGTATTATTTCTTAAAGATGTTGTAACTGCTTACTCTCCTCCTGCAACAGCTCCTAGAAGTGAAATAGGTATGTGGGAAAATGGTGTGTACACAAAACTATTTAATCCTATTATTCTTTCTCCTGGTAAGTTAACAAATGATTTAAATTTTCAAGAAACACACCCTATAGAAGGTACTTTTAAAATAGATTCTAAAGGAGATTTAGTAGTTTACTGGACAGACGATTTAAACCCTCCTAGAGCTTTTAATATAGATAGACAAATAAGATCTGGAGGAATAGGTAATCCTACAAGGTTATATGGAATAACTTCTGCAAATATTGATGATATAAGTATATTAAATTTATTTCCTTATTCCGGACCAGTACCTCATACATTTTTACATGATATATATTGGGCTTTTAGTCCATATCAAAAATCAGTTAATGCTGGAGGAGGTTTACTAACAGGTGTATACTACCTAGCTTTAGCTTATGTAGATGATGATAATGTCGCTACTAATTTTTTAACTGTTAGTAATCCTGTACCTATTGTAGAAGAGTTTGACGCTACTAAACCTACTACTAAAAAGGATGGTATGAAGGAGGGCAGTCAAACTACAAAATGTATTGCATGGAAAGTAAATAACTTTAACACAAACTATAGATATGTTCGTCCTGTTATTATTAGGAAAATGGGGGATGCTACAGAGGCTTTAAGAATAAACGATATAGAGATAGATACTGATCAGTGGGGAGAAATGAAAATAACTTTTACTGGGCTAGAAGGTTTTACCCCTGCATCAGTAAATGAAATAATAATTGACACCGTAGCTTATGAAACTGCAAAAACTATTGAGCAGTTAGATGGAGTTCTTTACTTAGGTAATTTAACTAGCTCTCCAGATTTAGGGTATCAAAAATATGCAAACAATATTAAACTTTACCCAGAGGTTAGGACATTTGACGACTTTGATAGATACATTGCAGCAGTAGATAATTTTCAAACAGGATGGGGAAGTACTCCTGTAGATAATTTTGGAGGAGCTGTAGTTCAAACAAAACCTGCAGAATCTTATAGGTATGCCCCTAATGCATTTCGGTGGAAAGGTTATATGAGGGGTGAAGTATATGCATTTTATATAGCTTTTATTATGAAAGATGGCTCAATGAGCTATGCTTATCATATACCAGGAAGAGAATATCAGGACGATGAATTAGAAGATGTAACTAGTTTAGCAGGTAATACTTATGGGGGACTATGGACAGATTTTGAATTACTTTCTACAGGACAAGCTAAAAGATTTCATTTCTTAGACTCTTGGAGTCATGATGGGGCTAACGCTAATAACTGGAGTTTAGCTCTTTACAGGAATATGAACTACTGGCAAAACAACACAGAGTTTTATCCTGACAATAGTAATTTTGAAATATGGGATAATAGTGGATACACATCTAATGACTTAAAAGGTTTAAATGTTAGGCATCATCATTTTCCTTCTAATAGACATCTAGAATATAAAACTATTTTAGAGGATAGAAAGTGCAGAACTACAGGATCTATAGGAACTGTAAATACAATTCCGGCTTGGAACGGCACATTAGTTATGATTTATGGGGGTAGACAAACTTTTAATAATAGTCATCCTGAATGGTATAACTGTTGTTCTAATTGGACTAGAAATGTATTTGATATGGGGAGAAGGGCTGGAGGTATTTGTAGTAATCCTGGACCGCAACCAACTCAAAATGATCCAGCTATGGAATCCGCTTTGTGGGATTTTAATAATAACTATTTTAAAGCTGATCAAACTATGACTGTTACAGTTAGGTGGCAAGTAGTTCACAGACAAAAGACTACTACTGATCCTAACGGTGATATAAAAACTAGGCTTATATCTAACACAGCTGCCAACGGATGGCAAGTTGAGGCATCAGATGTAGATACTCCTGATATTAATTGGACTAACGGTAGTGATGCAACAGGGGGTGCGTATAGTGGTTCTTGTGGTCATGCTAATTCTGATTGTGGGTGTGGGCTATCAGGGCAATTATGGGTTGGTTATAATAGTTGGAGAGCATCTGGAGCAGCAACAATTACTATGGGTCCGGGCGATGTTATTTATTTAGAATCTCAAAAAGAAACTGCTAATGGAAGTTCTATGTTCCAGGCAGGTTATAATGCATATTGTCATCAGTGTATAGATTTTGGTTATAATTTTAGTTTTATAGAATTTGTAATTACCTCTGGATCAGGAGCTACAACTTTAGCTGATTATAATGATGCTGATGTTAATCATGCTGTTCAAAGATTAGGTTTTACATTAGAGGATGTTATGGTTCCTAGATCAATAGCAAACAAAGTTCAAGGATTTAGAATATACTATGCTAAAAGAACACACGCAGACAGAACTGTTTTAGGTCAGGCTCCTTTAATTCCAGGTTTACAACAAGATGATAGAATAGGAATATGTAAAGAAGCTGCAAGTGGAACTACGCCAGGCGAAGTTGCAGAGTCTTCTCAAATTTTAGCAACACTGCAAGAACAGCCTGAAATATTTTATAATTTAGATGCTTGGATGAGAGACTGGCAAGACTATCCAAATATACCTTTTTATGATGAAGGTCCTACACAAGTAGGGGCAATAGACATGGATGATCCCGCTATGAATGTATTTTCTTTTCATGATTTTTATTTACTAAGAACTAAAAATAGTTTAGCGGCAGCAACACATATAAGTATTGAATACTACTCAGAAAATTTAGTTTGGAATGGTCCTGGTTTAGAGCAAGATAAAAAAATGGTTACTAGGATTAAAACTAATAGTGCTACAGGTATTGATGAAATAGAAGAAACTTGGGGATGGGATGCACAATTTAATTGTTACCCTCAATATATGAAGTCAGCTATTTTTATTGGGGCTATTTATAAAACTCCCCCATATTTAACTATGCCTAGAATAATTGGGCAAAAAGCAAAAACTTATTTATTAGGAGATAGCATATTTGAAGGTAAAGCTTTAGGTTTTGGAGGAAAGTTATTTAATGAGTTTGGTGAAAGTTGTATAGTATTTAAGCTAATGAATGATCATGCTATAGGAGCATACACTCACCTTAGAAGTTATCCAGGACAAACTCAATCTAGTGCAAGTGATGGTGGGGGAACAGGAGGAGATAATGCAGGATTTTTTGACGGACAAAATACTAATTTAGGAGAATATGGTATTGGTGGTTTAAATGACGCTATACTTGTTAACACTTTAGATGGGAATGGAGATTGGAGTCCGGCTAATGGGTGGGTTAGAAGCAATACAGCTATTGCAAATTTAAGAGCTTTTAAAACAGATGTATATAAATCTATAGATGACCAAGATTTAGTTTGGACAGGGTTTGAGGTGTTAGGTCAAGATTTAAATAATTTTATATTTGAAGATAATGGTAGTGCTGCAAACTTTGATTGGGAAGGGCCTACCGGATTACTATATAATTATAATGCAGACTATTCTGTGACTACTTTACAAAATACAATACAAAGAGATTTTAATGAGAATCCTATCAATATCAGCCAAACAGGTATATTTGGAGGAGATACATTTATATGTAGATATGGAATAAGCACAGCTCTAAAACATAATCAATCAGAGTTAACATCAGAACCTGAAAAAGGTATACATTATCATATAGTAGAAAGCACAGATAATATTAACTTTAGACATCAAGAAGATGCTGATAGTCAGTACTTCCCACAAGGCATAGCTAAATCTATTCTTAGAAATGCAGGCCCTAAAGATTTTATGCACTTTGATAATTTAAGATATAATAGTAATTATTCTGAACTTAATACTATAAGACCTGCATTTCCTTTACCTATAAAAGAAGTTAATCAAACAGATTTTCCTACAAGAACTCATAGAAGCACTAAGGCTGATCCTACTAGTTTAGTTGATAACTATAGAATTTTTCTAGCTAATCAGTTTAAAGACTTACCTAAAAATAGAGGGGATTTATGGAAACTTTCTACTTTTAATAATCTTTTATATTTTCATATGGAAGAAAGTTTATTTGCTGCTAAGGGTAAACAAACAATGAGTATGAAAGATGGTAGTGAGGCTTTTGTAGGAAGTGGGGATATATTCCAACAAGACCCTGATGAGTTAATACAAACAAGTGGTGGTTTTGCAGGAACTCAATCTCAGTATGCAGCACTAACTACTAGATATGGATACTTTTTTGTAGACGTTGCTTCTAAAAAAGTATTTTTAATGAAGCAAGAGTTAGCAGAGATAAGCAATTTAGGAATGGAAGAATGGTTTAGAGAAAATCTAAGATCGGGATTAGAAGCATATGGATTTGAACAGTCTTGTAATATAGATAATCCAATAATAGGACTAGGCTTTCACAGTGTTTATGACCCTAAATACAAAAGAGTATTATTAACTAAAAGAGATTTAAAACCTACACATTTATTTGTAACTGGATACAACGCATATGATCCTACTCTATTTCCTAGTAATTTTAATTGGCATAATACTGGAGATATTAGATGGAATTCTAGCGGATGTTATTATGAGGTTGCTAATACGATAATAAATACAGGACCTCCGCAAATTGTTAAAACCACCTGGACACCTATAGATTGGGATAACATATCATATTTTACAAAAACTGGATGGACAATATCCTACTACCCAGAACTAGGAATATGGTGCAGCTTCCATGATTATATTCCTTACATTTACTTTAATACATCCATAAACTTTTATTCTGCAACTGATAAGTATGCAAGACCTGGAACTAGTATTGCTCCATTAACTCCTGCTGTTAATTGGGTTGGATCTACATTCTGTAATATTGGAATATGGGAACACAACGCTGAAGATAATAAAGGTATTCTTTATCAAGAAAATACTAATGGTTATTACACTAGATCAGAGTTTGAAAATGCTATTAACTTCTATGCCTTTGAATTTGAATTTATACACAATGAATTTAAAAGCATGGATACACTAACTTCTAATATAAGCTATACTTTAGAAACATTTAATCAGGCAGGTATTAGTGTCTTAGAACATGGTTTTACTAGTTTTGTAATATACAATACAATGCAAATTTCAGGTATAGGTTCTTACTGGCAGAATATAACAGGTGTGGGAGCACAAATTACCGCAGATGGTACAACATTAACTTCTGCTAATATAGATAAATTAGAATATTTAATCAATGTTAGGAGAGTTGGTAATGACTGGAAAATAAATCAGTTTAGAGATTTAGCAAGCTTAGCAACTAATACAGGAGCTTACTATACTCCTGCAGGAACTAACGTTATTGGGGGAGCTAATACAGGAACTGTAACAACTTCTTCTATAAATAATATGTTTCTGGTAGACGGTATGCATGAGATTGTAAACGCAAGTTTTATAGATCTAGCTAAAAATTGGGATAAAAAAAGAAAATTTATGGATAAATGGGTAGGAATTCGTTTAATCTATGATAATGTTACAAATAATTTACTAAATTTGTACTCTACGAATGTAGGTGCAAGAAAAATATTAAGATAGTATGAAAACAAAAAAACTTAAAAAAATATCAAAAGAACTTTTAAAAGCATCTGCAATGCACAGAAGTCAGGCAAACAGAATTAAATCAATGTTACAATCAGGAGGAATACGCTCTCGATATGATTCTGAAATTAATAGGTTTACAGACGCTAAAAAAAGTTTAGAAGAAATTAAAAAAGCTAAACGTGCATCTGCAAGATATATGAAAAAAGGTGGTTATATGGAACGCATGATGCATCAGATGGGTGGTATGTATGCTGACAATACAGTGGCAGCTGCAGGACAAGGTAATGCAGGAAGCACAGCTAATATTGTATACCAAGAGAGTGATCCTAGATTACAAGAAGAAAGAATTTCTGCTATGGAGCAAGAAAAAGAAGCTTTAACAAGAGAGGCTGAATCAACTGAACAAGAGCTAAAGCAGCAAGAAGAAATGGATAAAGTAGCTGTTCAGCAAGCAGGAGCACAGGCCGGACAAAAAACTGAACAAATAGCAGGTTATGCAAAAATGGGTATAGAACAAGGTACAAAATTTTTGCAAAAAAGAGCACAACAACAATTACAACAACAAGGTTTAAAGTGGGCAGGTAGTCAAGCTGCTGGATCTGCTCTTAAGTCAGAAGTAAGTGGTATGCTAGCTCAGCAAGCAACTAAGCAAGCTGGTAAAGAAATTACAGGAGAGCTTGTAGGCTTTGGAGCAAAAGATGCTTTGTCTGCGTTTGGACAGCAGGCTGTACCAGAATTAGTTGAAACAGGAGTTCAAACAGTTGGTAAAGAAGTTGCTAAGGAAGTTGGAAAAGAAGCTCTTAAAGAAACTGGAAAGGCAGTTGGTAAAGAAGGTATAAAAAGTGCAGCAGCATCTTCTGTAAATCCAAATGCAATTGCTATGGCAGCAAGTTTAGTAGGAAACATAGGGGGTGCTTTTGTTGATGATCAAGATGAAACTACTTGGACAGCTAAAGAAGCATCTTTTGATATATTAGGAGATGCTGGAGAATATGCAGGATACGGAGCTATGTTAGGATCTGTAATACCTGGTGTAGGAAATGCAGTAGGTGCTGCAGCAGGAGCTCTTATTGGTACTGGTAAGGCTATATGGACAGGACTAGCGGGAAGAAAGAAGGCTAGAAAAGAAGAAGCTAAACTAGAAGCAAAAAGAAAAGAAAAAGTACAAAAAGACAATAAACAGTTACGTAAAAGATATGGGGCACAAATGGCTAGAATGAGAGCTGGAGAGATGCAGCAAAAAACATATTCTGGATATGATTTAGGTAGAAATGTTATTGCACAGATGGGAGGTATGAGAATGGGTATGCCTAGATATGGATATGCCGCTTAAAAAATATAACTATGCATAGAAAAAAATTAAAAACAAAATATCAATCAGGAGGATCAAAGAAAAGTTCTTTAAGAAAAGCACTTAAGTTTGGATTAAAAGGAATAAAACCTTTTATCAAAGGAGTTGCTAAAAGAGTTAGTGGTCCTGCAGGTATGATTTTAGGAGCTACTAACGCATATGCACAACCAGTTGTAGATCCTAAAACCGGAGTAAATACATTTACAGGAGAACAAATTTATAGACCTTTTGGCAAAGACGCTCCTACTTATGGGGGTAGTGTTAATGTTGCCGATGTTAATAGAGATTTATCAGCAGCAATGTCTGTTATGCAAGCAGGAGGTTTTAATGTTGTAGATTACGCTAAAGGTGCAGGAGAATTTGCAGGTAAACAAGTAGTTAAAAAAGGTCTACAAGCTGCACTTCCTAGGTTTGCTCCTGTTATAGGAGTAGCCGGAGGAACACTGACAGCTGGAGCTCTTGGGTATGAAACGTTTAAAAGATATGGTGATAAATTACCTAACTTAGGTAAAAATACTGAAAGAGCTGGTGGTGGAGATATAACAGTTGGTGATTTAGCAGCGCATTCAGGTCTTCTAGGTATGGGTAGTATGAAGCAAATGGGTGGAATGAGATTACCTGGAGGAATGGTAAAACCTATACCTGGTAGTGATGCTGTAGAGTTTGAAGGGCAAACACATGATGAAGGTGGTATTATGATGGATAGTCAAACAGAGGTAGAAGACGGAGAAACTATGGACCAGGTAAGTATGGCTAAAAAAGGAGGTAAAAGAGATTATTTCTTTTCGTCTTATTTAAAGAAAGGTGGTAAGTCATTTGCTGATATGCATAAAGATATACTAAGAAATGGTGGAGACCAAGAAGAAATTAATATGCTTGCTAGAATGCAAGAAAAAGCAGCAGGTAGAAATCCTAATAAAGTAGCTAAGCTAGGGGGAGTGGTTAAATATCAAACAGGTGGAGCGTTAGAAAATGCACAAAAAGCATATGATAAGCATGAAGCTAATAAACCTACTTTTGATTTAAAAGAACCTAAATTTAAAAAGACTGCTTATTTTGGTAGAACACCTACAGCAGCTGAAATGAGAGCAGAAAAGAAAAGAGAAGAAGCTTTTCAAAAAGAATTAGAAGCGTATAATGCAGCTAAAGCAGAGTATGAAGCAGCATTAACAGAATGGGAGACTCAAGAGTCAGAACTATCTGATGCAATAGAAGCAGAAGAAATGATTTTAGAGCAAGAGGAAAGAGAAGCTGAAGAAAAAGCAGAGCAAGAAAGAATAAGAAAAGAAGAAATAAAAGCAAGAAACGAAGCTCTTATACAAGAAGCTAAAGATCTTGGTATAAAGCTTCCTAAAAAAATAAAACCATCTGAGATACAAAAATTAATTGATAGTGTTAAAGCAGATGAAAGCCTTGAAAAGAAAAGAAAAGGGGAAGAGTCTTTCTTACCAGGAACAGAAGGTATACCAGAGAATCAACCAGAAGTAACTATTGGAGATGAAAAGTTTTATCTTGATGATCCTCAGCTGCAGAGTTATATAGAAAGTCAAGGAGAGGATTTTGGTCCAACATGGATGGATAACGTAGATCAAGAAGTATTAGATGCTGCAGGTATAACTAAGTTTAGTGATTTACAAGATCCAGCCAAAGTTTTAGCATATCAACAAGCTTATAATGCTAAATATCCAGACAGAGAAATTGAGGATGATGGGTTATTAGGAGAAGAAACTCTTAATACAGGAATTCGTATGAGTGAGAAAGAAATATTAGAAAATACTCTTATAGATCAGGTTGACGTTGAAGACAGTAAACCTTTAACCATAGAGCAAAAACCTTTACAATTATTACCTACTGATTCAGACATGTTACCAACTACTCCAGGACCAATGCCAGAAGGTGGAGATACAGACAGGTTTGATAAAGCAGCTAAAGATCTTTTAGATTTAGATATTCAAAGTATAGAAGACTATGAAAGGGCTGAAAACGAATTAGAATATAATGAGGATACAGATCAGTGGGAAAGAAAAGATCAAGATCTAATTAGCATTAAACCTAAAGAAATAAAACAATTAACTGTTAATACTACTGAGCCAGAATTACAAACAGTAGAAATGCCTGAGTATAATCCGACAGATGTGATAATTGACGAGGAAGATGAGGAAGATAAAGATAAAGATAAAACTGCAAAAGTTCCTTGGCAAGCTTATGCGGGAATGGGAGCAGGTATAATACCAGCAGCATTTTCTTTGTTATACAAACAACCTGCTGCACAGCAGGCGGGCTATACTAAAGGGTTTAGAACACCTATTGTACCAGAAAGAGGAGTAGCTCCAAGATTAGAAAGATATGATTATAATCAAGATATAGCAAATGTTGGAGCAGAGGTAAGAGGTATGAATAAATATATTGAAACTTCTGGTGGAGGACCAGCTAACATGGTTAATAAAATGATGGCATTTAGCCGAGGTCAAGACGCTAAAATGAAAATTAGAGCTGCAGAAACTAGGGCTAATATAGGTGTACAAAATACTGAAGCACAGCTAGAACAGCAAATGACTTTAGATAACTTAAGAAGATCTCAACAAGCATCTATAGTAAATGCTCAAATGATTAGAGCAGAAGCTGCTAGAAAAGATCAGGTAGATGAAATGAATACACAAAGAAGACAAAAACGTCAGGATGATATGGAGTTCCAAAAGTATGCAGGAATAAGTAGTTTAGCACAAAGTTTACAAACAGGTTTTGGTGATATTTTAGATTATAAAGCAGATATGGCTATGGCAGAAGCTATAGGATCTGATACAGGTGTTTATCAAAGAAGTACTATACCTTTTATAGAAGGCTTAACCTGGGATGAGGAATCTCAAAGTTTTAAAATAAAAAGTTAATAATATGGCAAGATACCAATTACCCGCTCCACAATCTATGTATAGAGATACTGGGGCTGTAGAAATTACAAAATTGTTACGAGATAGATACGTGCAAAATTTAGCAGCTGATGATGCATTAGCTCAAGCTATTTTAGAAATGGATTCTTTAGGCGCTGATGATGAAACTAAACAAGCCCTTATACAAAAATACAATACACAACTAAATCAAAGAGCAGAGCAAGGTAATTATGAGATGAAAGGTGTAGCTATACAAAAAGATGCTAGAGCTTTTACAAATGATTATCAACCTATTAAGGTAAGCAAGATGAGGTATGATACATATGCTGCTCAGTTAGAAAAAGATTACCAAGATGGTAAAATAGATTCACAAACAAAAGATGGTAGATTAGCAGAGTCTTTATACAATTATAAAGGCGTGCAGTACAGAGAAGATGGTAGTGTAGATGATGATTCTTTGTTCAATGGCTCTTCTTATGTACATGATGTTAATGTAGAGGAGGAGATAATTAAACACATGAAAGATGTAGTAATGACTGAAATAGATAGTACAGGAATGGAATTTCCACTAGATGCAGAAATGAACATTATAACAAAACTTGATCCTGCAACACAGTCTCCTGCATATTACATGAAGTCAGGAACTTATGAGAAAAAATTAGATGAAGATTTAGTTTCAAGTGTGGTTAACAGTGTATTAAATCAACCTAATGTTAGTTCATCTATTTATCAAAAAGCTCACTTAGAAAATTATGCGCTAGCTGATATAAATACAGAAACTGGAAACACTAAGGCTTTTGATAAGCTAGCACAAATAGTAAGCGTTATAGAAGCAGAGACAGAGAAGTTAGAAGATAAAAAAGACTTGAGTGATGCTGAGGAAATTAAGTTAGAAAAAAACATAGCTGTACTAGATACTATAGAAGAAGCTAAAGCTAGGGGTGTAAATGATGTAGCCTTAGTAACTCTACTAGCTAATGATGCTAAAAGATATTACTATTTAGACAATGCAATTACAAAATACGCAGGAGTTAAATCTAAAAAAGCAGTTCAAGACTTTACAGAAGGATCTAGCCTAAAAGCTGCAAATGATCCAAACAGAGTACCTACAAATATATCATATAGAGTAGGAGTTAAAGGATTAGTAGTAGATGTGTTAGGCGGAACTACTTTAGAAGAAAAACAAAAGTTAGTTGCTAATTCTAATAATGATCTTAATAAATTTAGAAATGATCCTAAAAAAGGACCACAGTTTATTGCTGATGCATTAAATGCTTCTAGTGCAGAAGATTATGATGATATGACAATAAAGTATGGGTTAAGTGCAGATCGGGCTAGAGCTTTATCTAGACAAGTACAATATGATACTAGACTAATAGAGCTTGCTTCAATACAAGAATCAGAAGCTTATCAAGCAGCATTTAATATGAGTAAAGATGATTATACTGTTCAAATGAATAATTTGTTTTCTAATGTAAGAAGAGGTGGAGACTTTACGGGAGGAGATGTGTCTGTTAGCGATTTAATAAAAACATTAAATACGGTAGAAGGAGGTAATTACACTGTTAGTTCAGGGCTAGAAGAACTAAACTCTAATAAAGCACTTCTAAAAAAGGTTATTGACTCTCTTACAACACAGAGACAAGATAATATAGATAGATCAAGAATGACTATTCCTGACCTGACTAGAAATTTATATTCGTCAACTAACTCTATGCTAAGAGAATTTAACAAAAAAGTAGGTAAAGATAAAAAGAAAATAAATGATTATCTTGATGCAGAAATTCCAACGGATGCAATAGTAATGCCTAGCTTCTCTGACCCTACAGGTAAAACAGCTAAAAATATAAAGTCTATATTTAAAGAAGGATTACCAGGAGGAGATAAAATGGAAGTAATTACTCCAGACGATAAAGTTATAAAATCTTCTGAAATAAAAGACGATATGGATTTAGGAAAAAGAGATGAAAATCCAGAGCTAGTTTTAGATCAAATAGGATTAGTACACGTTGCTAGGCCTGATGGTAAAGCTTTAATAGCACTTCCTTATAAACATCCAAAAACTGGTGATATTAAAATTTATTATGTAGATGCTACAAATATAGTAGGATCAGAAGGTTCTGCACTAAATAACTATACAAGCTCTATGCAGTTTAGAGTTAGAAGTATGTATAGACAAGGTATATGGGCTAATGTAAGAAGCTGGAGTCCAGAAATATTTGGAGGCTCTGTAACCTTTGTATACTATGATAGTGATGAAGCTAAGGAAGCAGGAAAGTCAGCTAATAAAATATTTATTGGAGATACAGAATATGATCTAGAAGACGGTTTAAAAGAAATTGAAGGATCTTTAATTAAAAACGGACAAGACATATAATTTATGGCTATTATTATAAATCCACAGACTAATTTACAACAAGAGGAGCCTGTTACTAAGGGTATAACTATTGAAAAAGGTAACGCTTCTTACGCTGGTTCAGGTATATTAGAAAAGTATCCTTACGATTCTATGAACTTTACTAATATGTATCAAGATGATGTTAGTAAATACAAAAAATATGACGTACCTACAACTAGATATTTTAATTGGGACGAAGAAAGAGCTAAAAATCAAGGCACAGGAGAAAAATGGATGCGTGGTTTGGGTAAGGCTGGTGTAACTACATTAGGAGCTGTAGCAGAAAATACATTAGGAATTGCATTTGGAATAGGAGAAATGGTTTCTGGTGGAGCATACTATGATAATTTTATTGGGCAGAATGTAGATAAGATGAACGAGGCTATGCGGGAAAGATTTCCTAACTACAGAACTCAAGAGGAACAAGAAATGTCTACAGGAAGAAAACTTCTTACAGCTAACTTTTGGGCTGATACAGTAATGAATGGTTTAGGTTACAGTATAGGATCTATAGCAACTATGGCTTTAACAGGAGGTGTAGGATTGATTGGAAAAAGTGCTAAATCAATGGCCTTATATAATACTAGTAAAGCACTAGCAAATGGTACAAAGATAGCAGGCGCTGTTGAAAAAGGAAGCAGATTTACTAGACAAGGATTTATTAATTTAGCTAACATGACTGAAATGGGTCTTTATATGTCGTTAGCAGAAGCATCAGTAGAAGCAAGAGAAACTCAAAAAGGTGTTTATGAAGATCTATTAAATAAAGAGTTAGAAGAACGAGGATTTACAGATGCATCACAGTTAAGTGAGGTAGATTTAAAAGGTATAGAAGACGCTTCTTATGCTGCAGGTAATAGAAACTTTATAACTCAGTTACCAGTTCTTGCTGGTACTAACTTGTTTATGTTTGGAAGAGCGGTTGCTGGATTTAAACCGGCGTCTAGAGTAAATAAAGATGTAGCATTTGATGCTGCGCTAAATAAAACAGTTAGTAGAGTAGCAGATCAGGGTATATATAGAAATGCTCTGTCTAGATTAAAACCTACAGGACAAGGCGCACTAGCAGAGGCAGGTCAAGAAGGATGGCAGTTTGCATCTAATATAATAGCTACTGATTACCATACAGATAAATACTATGATGGTGGTATGGCTAGCATGACTGAATCTTTATATAAAGGTATTACAGAAACTTTAGGAAGTCAAGAAGGTTTAGAATCTATGTTAGTTGGGGCTATAGTAGGGGGTGGAATGGCAGGTGTAAGAAGTACTGCAGCCGGAGAGTTTGAACAAAGAAAAGCTGCAGCGCAATATGCTGCTGATGTTATTAATGGAGGGTTTATGGATAACGTTAATAATAAAATGCTAAACTACAACGCTCAAGCTAAGGTGGTTGCAGACATGGAAAATGCTAGAAGGTCTGGAGATATTAAAGCTTTTAAAGATGCCCAGTTTAAACTAATGCAATATAATGCATTTGCAGCACTAGAGAACGGAACCTATGATGTATTTAGAGAAAAACTAAAAGACTCTAAGTCTTTAAGTGATCAAGATTTTGCAAAAGCGTTTGGGTATGATACAGAAATAACGCTAGAAGAGCAAACTGGAGGTAAGTCTAAATCAGATGTAATTAAAAATTTAGAAACTAAACTTGATAAATTTGAAAAGACATATAAGAATATAAACGATATGTTCCCACCAGTCCCTAAAACTATGGGATTACCTAGAATGATGATGTCTGAGGAAGAAAGAAAAGCAGAAGATGCTGTTTATAACCAAAGAGAGAACTTACGTGCAGAGCTAGTACTAAGAGCATCTGGAATAGGAAATAGAAACGAAAGGTTAGAGAACATTCAAAAGCAAATGAAAACTCTAATACAAGAAGCAGAAAAGATTAATGGTGTAAAGATAAAAACAGATATAGATCTACTACTTAATCCTGGTGAAGATTTGTTAGTAGATGAAACGGGTGAATACAATGCTCGAGAAGAAGTTAATATTATTGCTAAAACATTCCAAGATATACAACAGGAGCTAGTTAAAAAGAATGCTTTAGCTGCAACTATGCCGTTTACTAAATTAGCAGAGGATTACTTATCCTTGTTTATGGATAACTCTGTATCTATAGAAGCTTACAATAAACTATCGTCTAGTAAATACTTCCAAGATCTTTTTGAAGAAACAGTAAAAGCAAATCAAGAATCTGCAAAGTTAGTGGCTAAAGATAAAAAAGCAAAAGAAGATATAGCTAATGCAGAGACGTCTGACCAAGTTAATGATGCTGTTCCTGAAGATGCATCAAGTGCAGCTAAAATGACAGCTAAACAAAAAAGACAAGAATTAAAAAGACAAGAGCAAGAAGCAGAAAGAAACTATCTAAAATTAAATAAAAATAAATCGTTAAAAGATCAACTTAAGGTATTACAATCTTTAGCTAAAGAAGAAACAAACTTATCTCCTACAGAAAGAAAAGGTTTAGAAAATGCTATTAAACTTTTAGAAAACAAGATTAAGAAAAATGATACATCTGAGATACAAGATGATGAAATAGTAGATGAATTAGTTCTTGATGAAAGTACTATTATATCAGATGAGAATAATGATAATATAAAAAATAATAAACCTCAAGAAAGATCTGTACCTAGAAAGCCAAAAGCATCAAGTGATAAAAATATAACTGGTAATAAAAATACATCTCCAGGTCAGTTAAATATTGTATCTGCTACAAACGTAGAAGAAGTTATAAATGTAGGTACACCTGAAGACCCTGTGTATAAAGTACCGGTTGATGAAAATGGTAATACAGTAGAACCAGATCCTGATACTATTACAGATGAAATAATTGATAATTCTTATGAAGGAGTATTTGGAACTTTTGGTAATATTAAAGTATTAACTGATACTGCAGTTAGTGAAGCTAAAGCTGGTGCAAAATCTCAAAAAGGAGTTGATCCTAATACTTTAACTTATGAAGAAGCTCAAAAACAATTTGATGCTATGCTCGAGTTTATTGAAAAACGTATTAGGATGAATGAAATATTGCGTAAACAGGGTAAACCTATTATGTCTGCACAAAGAATTATTGATGAAGTATATCAAGCTCATATTAAATTAGGGACTCCTGGTAGTATACTTCAATTTATTGTAGCTTCAGAAAGTGCTTCATTAAAAAATTATATTAAAAACAGAGTAGATCAAGGAGTTGTAAAAGAGACTGCTATAGATAAACCTATTTTATTACAGCCAGACCTACTATTAAAAGAAGATATATTAGAAGAAGAGATAGAGTTAGAGATAATAGAAAACGATTGGTATAAATCTGATAGATTAAATAAAGCAGAAGAGTCTTGGACTGAGATACCTATCTACTATAAAATAGGTAATGCTTACGTAGGTAAACTAGAAGTATCTAATAATCCAGAAAGAAAAGCTATTGTAGATAAACTACAAAAAGGTCAAAGAGTAACTACTAAGATAAGCAGTATTAAAGCAAACAACTTTAACAATACTGTAAACGCTGATACTTTAGAGATACACTTCCACAATCCTACAGAAACATTTGGTAAAGAAGATGACATCTTATTAGGATTTACTAGCGCTGTTAAAGAAGGAGACACATTAACCTACCAGTGGACATTAGGAGAAGTTCATCCTGATAAAAATAAACTTAATGAGCTAAACTCAATTAAAACAGAGGTTCAAAACGATGTTACACCTGGAGCATTAAATCAAATAGGTATAGTAATTAAGAAAGAAAATAATCCTGAAGGAATAGCTAGGATGTCTATAGCAAGCACAGCTAACTTAAATGCACAAGCTAGAGATAAAGTATTAGAGGCTTTAGCAAATAAACAGTATGATGTAGCAGCACAAATTGTAGCTAGTAGTTCTATAAGAAGTGGTGCTAATACAAATCCATCCTACTTAGAGTTTGCAGAGTTTGAGGATGGAACTAAATATATAGTTTATAATAGTCCTAAGCTAGGAAAGTTAATTAGAATAAATGAAAACGAATTAGCAAAAGGTTTAGGAACTGACCAAGAAAGCACATTCCATATTGTAACTGAAAAGAATGAAAAATTTGTAGGAGGTAAATCTGATACAACAAAATCAAAACTAGACCTAGCAAAAGATTTAACAGAGTTTTTAGAAACTAAAAAATATAATGTAGATAGAGATTTGGGTAATCAAAAAACTCCATATACTAGCCCAGTAACAGATATACAATATAGTAGTTATCAAGAATATTTATTTAGCTCTAAAGAACTAGGAGATGAAGCAAGAGTAGATGGTGTAGGATATAATGCTATACTAACTACAGATATAACTAGAAAAGGAGAAAGTATGTTTAACAGTCCTAGAGTAATATTTGAGAAAGGAGATCTACTAGGTGAGACTGCACCAGAGATTATTAAGAATACTAAGATTAAAAGAGAAGCTTTTATAGCCTCTGAACAGAATATGAAAAATATATATAGTTCATCAGAGACACGGAACCAAGCAGTTAACATTGAAGTTAAAAGAAGAAAAGCTTTAAAAGGTGTAACAAACCAAACTCTTATAAATGAAATCAATGATAAATATGATATGCAATTAGCCGCAATAAGACCAGAAACTAAAGTAGAAACAAAATCAAAAACTAAGACAATAAAAAAGAGCGATAATGATCAACTAAACATATTCTTTGACGACTTAGGTAAAAAATGTTAATATGAGTTGTAGAGTACAAAAAGGAAAAGCTATACTACCAAACGGTAAGACATCTGAGTTATACGAAGATTTAAAAATTGCTACACGAGATAGTAATGAAGCTACAAAAATTTATGATGACATACATTCTGCAGAGTTTAAGAAGTGGTATGGTAAAGACTGGGAAAAAGATTATAATGTAGATTTATTTACTGATAATAATGGAGAGCCTAAATTAGCATATGAAACTGGGTATGTTTCTTTTAAAAATAACAAAGGAGATACTTGGGAAATACCTGTAGAAGTAAAAGAAAAAAGCAGTGTATTAAATATAGGGAGAGAGTTACAAGATGAGCTTATTAATACAATAGTTAACTTTGTAAATACCGTCAAAGAAAACAATCCGGAGACATTTAAAGGAGACGTTAATAAATACTTTGGTCTAGCTCAAGATACAGAAGAGAAAGGAGACTTAGCAGATAAACTTTTATTAGAAGCATTCCAAGGACTAGACGATATACAAGAAGCTAAAAGACTTTATAAAATATTAACTACAGAAGGTAAAGATGCTTTTGTAGAAGCGCTCCCTGAAGGTGTTAGTATGAACACTGTACCAGGGGCCCCTAACAATGCAAGTCAAATTTTTATATTTGCTTACCATAATTGGAATACAGAAAGAAATCCTATTACAGGTAACATAGAAAAAGTAGGTGTTAGAGAAATACTAAAAGACAGTCTATCGGCATATGGTATGAAGCTCTCAGATAGAGCAGGTACTATGGAGGAGTTTGATGATACTCCTGAAAAGATATATAGCATGTCTAGCTTAGAAGAAAACCCAAGAGATAAGTTGTCTTCTGAAGCAAGATCTATTCTAGGCAATATTAAGTTAGGGACACTTAACAGTTTTGGGTATCCTGTAATTATGTCTATGGATAAAGCATACAGTATTATGGCTGAAGCAGCTGTAGGTGAGCCTACCTTTGCTGACATGAGAAGTAAACTAGACTGGTATGCATTGTACAAACCTGAAGCAGTAGCTTTAAGAGCTAAGCTAGATACACTTACACCTCAAGAAGAAGCAGCTTTATTCACTAACTTTAAAACAGCATACAATAATTTTATTCTATTTAAAAGTGAGTTATACACAGATCCTATAACAGGACAGATAAGCACTACAAATAAAATTATTAACTCTAATCAAAGTCAAATAAGTAAAAAGGCTAAAGAAAAATTTAGAGAAAACTCTAGACAAAGGTTAATACCTAATGATAGAGCTATATATATGATAGATGCTGATAATAAAATATCAGTAAAAGAAGATAAGAAAGAGTTACTAGTAAAGCTTTGGGATCAAATTAGTGCTGTTAACAATACAAAAAGAGGACAATGGGATACAGAAGATATTCTAGCTTTAGGAGAATACCTGTGGACATTAGGTATGCAGTACGGACCATCTCTAGAAACAACACAAGAAAATTTATTAAGGTATTATAATCTAGGGAATGAAGAAGGTGTAGCTGAAAATAACTTATTCTCTAGGCTAGTATTTGAGCCAGGAAATAATCTTAACAAGTTTGTAAATAGTATTAACCAAGAAAATCCAAAAGACATCTACAGAGAACACAGCAGTTTAGTGGATAAGCTTGTAGACATTGCTCCTCTATTTGAGTCTAAACCATTTGGATCCTTTATTAGCGGAACAAACAAACAGTACTATCCTATTAATCTTCCTACAAGATTACATGAACTTACTAGTGAAATTAATAACCCTAAAGAAGCAGATGGAAAAATTAAACTTTTAACTCAGCTTTTAACAGATCCTCTAAACAGACCTTACGGAAGTATTAAGCATTCATCTCCTTTAATATCTGCGCTACATAACAACGAAGAGGCTAGAAGAAACTTTATACATGAAGTGCTAGACTCATACAAATCTTCTGATGAGTTAGTAGCTAGCTCGGATTATGATAACCAAACTAGTAAAATATCTTTAATAGAAAGATTGCTAGCATATCAAAACAGAGGAAGTAAAAACTTTACTAAGGTAGCATTACCTATACAAGCGGGAAGACAATCTTTAGATTTTTTAACTATACCTAGAATTAGTAGTTATTTAAAATATGGGGTAAGCACTAATAGAAAACAGTTAATAGAAAATTTAATATTACAAGACTTAGCTAGAATGGATCAAGCTAATGAACTGATAATAGAAGCATTTAAAATGAGTGACCCTAGCATATTAATAGAAGGTTATCACTATAAGAACATAGCAGATCCTTATGCGGCAGATGGTTCTGCATTTACTATGACACAAATATCAGGACTACAAAATACAATATTAAAAGATGGTACTGAAATGTCTGACTATACAAAAGACTACATTTTAAATAAACAATTTGTACAAAGAGAAGAGTTTGAGACATTACTAAATGATAAAATAAATGACGTTGAAAACAAAATAAAACTTTACGAAGAGGATATAGTACAAAAAATTAATAGCTACGGAATAGATCTGTTTACAGAAGTTAGCTCTGAGTTAGATACGGATACTAAACGTAATAAATTTCTTAAGGATTTTATATTTGAAAATTTTATAGGTAAAATAGAAATTACTAAAGTGTTAAGAGGAGGATTTAGCTTTGCTAAAAATACAGAAGACTTCTATAAACGTATGGCTCTTCTAAAAACACCAGGTAATAAACTATTTATTAAAGGTATGTCTGAGACAGATCCAACATATGGTATGCCTCCTACATATAATACTATTACTATTAGAGATTTTGATTTTACAGATAAAGAAAGAGCTAATGAAATAGCAGATAGCTTATCTACAACATTACAAAGTCAAGGTATAGATATGTTTACAGCAGAAGAGATAGCTCAAGACTACCGCAGTGTAAACAAGTCAGATGCACAATCATTTATTAGTTTACCGATGTATCGTGGTATAATGCAAGGACTAGGTCAGTGGACCGTAAAAGATGAAGAAGCATACAACAATGCTAGAAATCCTGAAGTTAATAGATATATTAATAACAGCGGGCAAGCTATGCCTATATATCCGTTAAAACCGTTCCACGAAGAATTATCTTTACAAAATAGTGTAAACACACTATATATGGATAAAAATTCATATACAGTTGTAACTCCAGAGTTAGCTATGTTCTACCCTTACTTATCTACTATGTTAGATGCTATGAACAATGGTATCGATGTAGTTAATACAGTAAGTGCAACTAAAGGAGCTAAAAGAAATGTACAAGATTTTGAAGGAACAGGAAATTTAGATGTGTCAAATCCAACAGTTATGGACTCTAAGATGTTGAGGTTTCCACAAATGATGCCTAGAACTAAAAAAGATGAGTTAGCATTTAACAGACAGATTAGAAAAAATATAACTGCAAACATATTTCCAACACAGCAATATAAATTAGGAGATGTTACAGTATCAGGCTCGTTACTATATAAGATATACGGAGAATCTATAGCTGCTAATATAAACGAAGATAGAGTAAACTTAGAAAAAGAACTAGGTATTACACAAATAAAAAAGTTAAGGGGTAGAGAAGGTACTAAAGAGTATAGAGATGCTAAACTAAACTATCTAATAAATGTTAGAGATAAAATGGCTAGGCAAATTAAAGATAGAGACTTGCCTGATAATTATCTAGAAGCATTAAACATAGTCCCTAATGGAGCATTTGACTGGACATTTAAAATACCACTAGCTTTTCCTAACTATCAAGCTAAGTTTGAAGGTATATTTATGAGCACATATAATAATGAACTGTTTAATCAGAAGTTTAAAGGTAAAGAGTTAGTGCAGATTGCAGAGCTTGGTGGGCATACAGTAAGTGGAGAGTTAGAGTTTTATGACGGAACAAATGCTGCACAAATAAGAATAAAAGCTAGCGCATTAGGATTAGAGCCTAACGTTAAAATAGAAGATGTACCAAAAGAAAAACTACAAGTTATTGGGTATCGTATACCTCAACAGGGTAAGAATTCATCATTGTTTATGGAGGTAGTAGACTTTTTACCAGAGTCACATGAAAAAGCTATCATGGTACCTGGAGCTATAACTGTACAGATGGGTAGTGACTTTGATATTGATAAGCTAAATATAATACTCCCTGAAGTAGATACAGATGGAAACGTTGTTAAACCGGATTATTCTGTAGACCCTTCTAAAATGAGTAGAAAAGAAAGAAACAATGTAGTATTTGATGTATTTAAGTCTATACTAACAGATGCAAAACATTTAGAAGAAGTTATAAAGCCACTAGATATACAAAGTCTAAGAGATTCTAAAGCATTTTTATCTGATAAAATTGGTGTAGATACTACAATAGATTACAACAGTCCTTTAGCAGAAATAGCTATGGAAGAGAGAACTAAAGAAGGAGCTAGTCTAATTGGATTATGGGCAAATCATTTGGCGGGTAGAAATGTATCAGAGACTGCAAAGCTTTTAAGATTAAAACCAGAATTTATGCTGTCAATTGACAATGTAAACTATGGAGATTTAGGAGTTACAAAAGACATAAAAGGAAACTACACTGATGCTAATATATCAGAGCACTTATCTGGAGCTACTGATTATGCTAAGGAGCCTATACAGTTAGATATAAATGATAATATATATACTAATCCAGTTTTAGGACTATTCTATAGTTTAGGTATTCCTATAGATACAGCATTAAACTTTGTAAACCAACCTATAATTAGAGAGATTACAGATGATGCAAAATTAAATGCAAGATCTCTAGGAGAGTTTAATCAGTCTATAGATAAAATAGCTAAAAAATATAAAATAAACAATCCTGATTTTGCACCAAACTTTCCTATGTCTTCAATACAATTGCAAGATAATCTATCAGAAGCAGATCCTGAGCTACAAGCACAATATCTACTAAACTTTAAAACATTTTACAAAGCAGGTAGAGCATTACAAACTGTAAATAAAATTATAACACCTGATAATATAGATAATGTAAACGAACTATCATCGGTTATAGCTTGGATAGATAGAGAAAATTTATATCTAAATAATGTAGACAGTTTAATATCAGGAGCAGAAGAGTTTATACTACACAATAAAGGAACAGACAAGCCGTTAAATCCTATAGGAGTTGCATATAGAGGGATATTTGATACTATACTAGAAGAAGCTGGTCGAGCAGGGTTTATAAACAATTCTCCAGCATTCAATACATTTAAAGATAACCTAAAAGAATCTCTAGGCGTCTCTAGATTTACAGACAAGCAGCATAAACTAATAGACAGAGCATTATTTTTAAAGATAATGACTCAGCCTAACAGTCCTTTTATAGATGGAGGTATTATTTCTGAAAATACTTTTAGAAATATGTATATAAATCCTAATAATAATCTAGTTACTAAACTAGAAGAAATAAAAGTTAAGTATCCAGAACTAAATAATAATTTATTTGTACAAGCTCTAGAAGAGGATCCATCTAATAAAGAAACCGGTTTATTTTTATTACGTTTAGATTTACCAATAGGAATATCTACAACAGATAAGAATCAGTTTAGTGATAGTTTAAACCAATTGATTAGTAGTCCTAATGAAGAAATACGAGACTTTGGTAAATCTCTTGTAGTTAATCAAATTCTAACTAGTGGTTTTAATCCTACATTTGGAAGCTACATAGATCTAATACCTACAGAAGCATTAACTACAAACATGTTAAATACATCAGCAGAAAGTCCTGTAGAGTTTTTTAGACAAGAAGCTACAGCGTTAACTAAGACAGATTACTTTGATAACTTCCAGCATGAGTTTGTAAGAACATACGGATTGCAAAGCCCGGGAGGAGTGTCACTACTAAAAACTATTAGAAAAATTAAAATGAGTCCAGATGGATTTGTAAGTTTTAATAAACAAGACTCTAGAATATACGGAGATAATAATTTAAATTTAGATTACTTTTTATCTTACGCTACAGGTCAGGCTAATGTATTTGTAAATGTAGAAAACGGTAAATACCAAAGATTATCAATGTTAGGTAAATCTAGAAAATTAAATGAGTCAGGAATATCGAGTAGTAATTCAGAAAGTTTAGTTAATTTTGCAGTTAATACTACAACTGATAGGCCTGGCGCTAAGTTCCAACAACCAAAACCACCGGTCATCGTTAAAGAAGACCAGCAGGCACAAAAAGTTTGTAAAAGTTAAAATATATGGCGTGTAAATATTATATAAATGGAGTAGAAAGTAAGTTATATACAGAGTTATATGGCTACATGGATAATACATCTGCAGAAAAGAAAACTTCTAATGCAGTGTATAAAATATTGAAAAACAATGGTATAGCTACAAAATTCCGTGGTTCTACATATTTAAACCAAGCTAATCTACAACCTAGCTTAAGAGAAATAGAAAGAATAAATGGTAAATATCCGGGATTATTAAAAACTACCTTTATAAAAACAACCCCAGAAACTATTTATTCTAGAGCATCAGAGTTGCATGTGTTAGATATTAATGAAGCTTTACTAAAAACTATACAAAAAGAGGGTCCAGAAACTGCAGACTTTACATATAACGACCAGACGGAATTAGATCAGTATGTACGTCTTGTTGCAGGTAAAGAAAATACGGAAGATTATTATCTATCAGAGAAAGCAAGGCAAGAGAATACTAGTGATCAGAGTAAGTTCTCTGACATGGCTAAAGAAGATATAGATAGGCTTGAGTCTAAGGTAGTACAGTTAAAAGAGGCATTTTCTAAAGCAGGTGTTGTAGTAGATGTTATATATGATACTGAAATAGATAACTTAGGAGAAGTAAGGCCAGGAGAAACAAATCCCGTGGTAGTTCTTAATCCTAACAAAGTAAAAGATGACACTGCCTATCATGAGTTTGGTCATATTTATATTGACATGTTAGGTGTTAACGACCCTGTAGTAGCTGCAGCAATAGCTCAGCTTAGAGATACTAACTTGTACAGAAAAGTGCAGGAAATGTATCCTGAATTAACCGGGGAAAGATTAGACAAAGAAGTACTAGCTACAGCAATTGGGTTAGAAGGCGCTAGAATTGTAAGAGATAATCCTAGTCCACTACAACAATTTATAAATAGAATATTGCGTGCATTTGGAAAACTATTTGGTATTGAACCTAACGCAGCTGCAATTATTGCAGAAGAAATGTTTGCTAAAAAGCTTCGTGCAGAGGGAATGCTTAATCCTATAAGTCCTTACACACAGGAAAGCAGAGATCATTCAGAATACTTTACAGAAATTGTACAAAACTTAAAAGTACGGATAGCATCTGAAATATATGAAGTAGAGCAATTACCACCAGAAGAACGAGAAAAACGTATTTATAAACTACAGAATCTTAAGCAAGGTTTAGATAAAGTTGAAAAAGTAGAGGATTTGTTAGCTACTGTAAATAGTATGGGAAATTCATTAGCTTCTGCAATTAATACATATGATAAAATAATGGAGCTTCCTGAAAACGAAAGAGCTACATTAGAAAATATGAGTGAAATATACAAATTAAAAACTGAATTAGATGCACTAGATGTAATGCAAGCATTAGAAGTTGTTATGCTTGTTAAAGAAAACGAGGGTAAAGTTTTAGATCAGGGTAAGTTTGATACACTAGAAGGTAGATTAAATTCTATTTTAAGATCAGCTAGAGTATATAGTATGAAATTTAATGATGAGGTAATCCCTATAATGGCACAGTTTTTATCTGGTTACCATAATAAAGCAATTGATCCGCAACTACAAGCTCAGATTGATAATGCAATTAAGTATAAAAGAACACAAGGACTAAACACACAAACAATAGAATACAAAGAGCTTAAAAAAAGTTTTGATGCGGGAGAAATTACAGCTGTAGAATTCTTAAATAAAAAAGTAGATTTAAAAGTAGAGCAACTTAAAAATAAAATGATCCCTAACTATGGGGCCTTAGTTAAACAACTAAGAGCAGCAAATAAAGATAAGAGTGGTTTTTCATACTTACTAGACCCACTAATCTATAGTAATGATAATGCTATACAATTATTTGTTAAGTCTGTACAAGATGCGGATTTAAGAAAGAATGACATGACTCGTATGTTTAAATCTAAACTAAGTGCCGCATATAATAAATTTGCAGAAGGTAGATCTGAATCTGATGTATCTAAGTTAAATGATGATTTACTAGAAGAGGTAACTATAAGGGGCGTTAAAAGATTAGCTATAGTTAATCCTATTGACTCAGATAAATATTATAAAGATAAGCAAGCATTTATTAAAAAAATAAATATAGAGTATGGTCAACCGCAAAAAAGAGAGGGTCAGTCTGAAGAAGCTTTTAAAGCTGCTTATTCAGCATGGAAATTATCAAACAATTACAAAAGGGCTAGGCAAGAAGAAACGAAGTGGGATAAAGAAAATAGTGAGCCTGTGGATAATTGGAGACAAGAGCTAAAGGTTTTAAATAAACAAATAGAACAAGCTAGAAAATTAAGACAAAAGTTAAAAGAGGACGGTCAAGAAGACAGCGATGCGTACTCTATGCAAACCGGTAGATTGCAAGAGCTTATAAAATTTAAAGATGCAAACTATAACTCTCTTACAGGTTCTCCTAGGAGAGAATGGGTAAGACCTAGAAAAGATAAGTATACTAATTTAAAGTATATTAAAATACAAAATAATCCTATACTAAAAGAATATTATAATTTTGTTTTAGAGGAGTTACAAAAAGGACACGAAATGGTTGGGGCTACCCGTATGGATAAGAATTCTTGGGATAAGTTTTCTTATTTAATGCCGTCTATAAGAAAAGAAGATGTTGATAGACTTAGAGAGCAAGGTTTGCTAGCGGGTACTAAAGATATATTAAAAGAAGGATTTTCTATAGTAGAAACAGATGACCAATTTGGTACTTATGATCAAAATAGTGGTGAGCTAAATAAACGTGTGCCTGTATACTATACTAATAGAGTCCCAGCATCGGATGTCTCTAGAGATATTGCTAGTAGTTTATATAAATTTAGACATATGGCTCACAACTATAAAGTTAAATCAGAAGTTGTAGGTCAAGTTATGTTGTTTAGAGATATTATAAAAGATAGAAAAACATTAGTAACTAACTCAGGAGGAATAGAGTATATACAAAAAACTGCAGAAGCTATGGGCTTCAAAATGCCACTACTTAAAGAAGGAGATTCATTTAACTTTAAACACGTTGACGAATGGATTGATACTGTTATGTTTGGTCAGAATGAACTAAAGCAAAACTTTAGAGGAATTTCTGCAACTAAAGCAGTAGGCGCTTTGAATAGCTTTACAGCTATAAGCACTCTATCATTTAACTTGCTACAAGGTACTAACCAATTAATACTTGATAACCTTACTATGGCGCAAGAAGCAGTTGCAAAACAATTTATGTCTGCATCTGACCTTGCTTGGGCTAAAACTCAGTACTGGTTTGAAGGGGGAGCGATGACAGATATAGGTAGATTTGACCCTAAAACTAAACTTGGTAAAGCAATGGAATATTTTGATGCTTTAACAGAATTTACAGATCATGAAGGTAATCAAATAGTAGGAGGTAAAGCTAGAAAATTCTTAAGTACAAATAATTTATTGTTTTTACAACAGGCTGCAGAACATGAACTATCCGGTACTAGACTACTTGGCTTAATGAGAAGTTTAAAAGGTAAGTTAAAAGACAGTGATGGAAATGTTATAAAGAATGATAAAGGAGAACCTGCAGATTTATACGACATGTTAACTATAGATAAAGATGGTGTAATGTCTGTAGACCCTAGAGTAGATAACTTTAACCGTTTAGATTTTATAGGTTTAGTGCAAGGTTTAAGTAGAAGAACAAATCAAACTAAAGGTAAGATGCATCAGCCTATGCTGCAAAGAAGAGCATACGGTAAACTATTAATGTTGTTTAGAAGCTGGCTGTTACCAGGAATTAGAAGACGTTATGGTCACGGAGGAGGAAGTACGTTAAGAGTTGATGAAGAATTAGGAACTGTTACACAGGGTATGTATATATCTTTTTGGAATATGATAAGAGAGTCTATATCAAATAGAGAGTTTGCATACAGTAAAATGACAGAGATGGAACGTCAAAATGTTAAGAGAACATTTGTTGAACTATCTGCTATGATTGCTGCAGCAGCAATAGTTAATGGTTTAGCTAGTCTAGATGCAGATGAAGACGATTGGGCAGTTAACTTTGCTATGTACCAAGCTAAAAGATACCACACAGAAATTATGCAGTGGAATCCAGCTGTAGGTTACAAAGAAGCATTTAGAATTATGCGATCTCCTACAGCAACGGCAAGGCCAATAGAAAAAGGTTTTGAATTAATGAGCCAAATAGGATCAGACCTTGGATACTTTAGCGGTGTTGCACCGTGGGTAGATGAAAAAGACGTATACTACCAAAGACGTACAGGAAGATTTAACAAAGGAGATCGTAAAATAAGAAAAGATTTTGAGGACCTACTACCTATATGGAGAGGATTTACTAGATCCGGTTCTCCTGGTGATGCTTATAAGTGGTTTACAACACTACAATAAGGGGCAGTAAAAAAGGGGCGATAAGCCCCTTTGTTTTTATAGTTTAGACATCTTAAGTAGTAACAAGTATCCAATTAAATCAGACACGGTGTCTTCAGTGTCATCATTAATACCTTTGTTTTTTATACGCATAATTTTATCATCAATTCTAGCACATAAAGCTTCTGTTGCATCTAAACTACTAAAGATTTTAACAGGGTTAAGAGCGGTATCTCCATAGGCCTTGTTTTTACTAATCAATAAATCAGTTATCTCTTTAGTTACTTCTAGTAATTTTCCTTCAAAGTCTTTCTCTGTAAAAGGATTTATATTTCTATCAGATTCGTAGTAATATTTACTATGCTCTCGTTGGTGTAAGTCTGCTAAAGTATAAGAGGTGTTAAACTCTAATCCTTCAGGTACAGACATTTTTATTTCTTTTTTCTTTTTTGCCATTATATTAATTTTTTAAGTTTATATACTTCTGGGTTATATTTTTCATCTTCTATATTAATAATACTCAACAACTCAGAATCTTTAGGCAATCTAGAATCAAGCTTTCTTTCTAGAGCTTTGCGTCTCTTTTCACTTCTAAATAGTATTTGTCCTACCTCGTCTTCTATATCTGCATCATGAAACTCTAAAATATCTACTTTATAAGCTTTAGAAAACTTAGAGTATTTACCTTCTATAAATTTTTTATAGTTTCTAATATGTCTCTTAGGTACATCAAACACAAACATGACATAGTTTGGGCTTGGGTCATACCTACGTCTAAAGTTTTGAAATTTTGTCAAAGCTTTCTCAAATTTTATATACGTAGGATTAGAAGACCATCTATAAAGTAAAGCAATACAATTTTTATCTTCAGGAGTTTCTATAAAACAATTTACAAATAGTTTATTCCAAAAGTATAAATTTTTATTTGCACCTAACATAGGCATAATAAAAGTAGAAGCTTTAGTTCTCTTAGCTAGAGATATTTTATAGTATTTAGTTGTGTTTACTATAATCTCTTCAATAATATTTACTTTATATTTTATACGTTTTATTTCTAGATTTGTCCCTAACGATAAAAAAGTACCATCAGGGTCATCTATAGAAGTAATAATATTACCTTTCTTTGTAGTTGATAAGGATTTTGTACCACCAGTAATTCTAAAAGATAGTGCGTTTATTGGGGTATATAATAGTTCTGTACATTTCACAGCCATTCGTCATTTTCATTTAAAGGTTTAACATCATAAGTTACTAATTCAGGTAGCTCGATGCCAGTTTCCCTCAGAACGTCTTCCTTGGTTTTTAGGATATACACAAGTTTAAATGTCTCTGCAAAGTTAGTAATTCCTGCCGCATATCCAAATTTTTCTATGTATTTATTTAAAACAAACGATGGCATTTCGTCTGGAAGCAAGCTTTTTAACCATGTATCAGCTGTTTTTGGGCCCACCTTTGGTATACCTGTAATACCATCAGTTGAGTCTCCCATAAGCATTTGTTTCCATAAAAATCTTATAGAATCATTTTCATCTATAGTCACAAATTCTGCTTTTCCATAGTTATAATTATGTACCTTGTTTTGATATAGTACATCCTTATCAGGGCTACATATAACAGTTTTCATAGGGTCATGATACACAGAAACTAAATCATCTGCTTCCAATTCAGGGACAGATATAAACTTCCATTCCTGTCTTAAGTATTCCTTTAACGCAGGAAATATAATAGGTTTATCTCCATACTTTCTATTGCCTTTGTAAGGTTTTGTTTTAGCTGCTGCATATCTAAAACACTTACCAGATGTCAAAAATCCAGCGTATTTATTTGCTCCGCATTGCTCAATCATAGTTCTAATTCTAGTATCCAAACCTTGCAATGCCTCTTCTAGGGTAGGTTTACCCATCTCATAATAGATTAAACTATCGCCATCTATTAAAGCTGTTGTGTCTTTCATTTATTTAATTTTTATTAGGTTAAACATATAAAGGGGGACACTGAATGTCGTGCACGTTACTTTTGCAATCAGTGCGCTCCCCTATATATGCAATCAATTAAACACGAGTTGCATGACAACTCTCCTCAGTTACTTCATGTACTTTCTATACTCGGGTTTAACTTGAACTTTAAATGTATACAATTCCCTATTGTGGATTTGTATCTCTTTTCTACATTCTACCTCCAAAGCTCTAAAGCATCTTGAGTCTAACATATCTTTGTCTTCAAAATACTTAATAGCTTGTTCAGCACTTTTACGTGCTAGTATTGATATATTATGTTTGTCTAACCAATACAACACATCCTTATTTCTACTGTACTTATAATCTATACCACCTAGAAAATCTTTAGCAGCTTTGTATAATAAATACGGTTCTCCTGTAGGATCAATAGTAGGTATAATCTTACCTGCCATTTGTAATTCCTCATCACTAACAGAATAACCACTTGTCATCTTTTCAAGATCCTCCATAAGTTCTTTTGTCATAGGGACCCTGTTTGCAGACTGATTAAGAATAGTATCTGTTTCTACAACTTGCAATACACCGCTATCTACTAGATTAGCAATACAAATAGCCATGTTACTAAAAACATAACTATCATAAGGTAAACTTTCATAATCTACATTATGCTGATACTTATCACCTAGACTACGTTTGTCTAATATAACATTATTATCTGTTCTATCATAATAATCTCTTACACATTCTCTATGGTCATTACAATAATAACCATTTTTTAAATGAAACATCATTTTAGTTTGCGGTATAGGGTCAATTGATGAATAAGAATCATAAAAGTTAAGATGCGGTATAATAAAATCAGCTTTCTCATAATCATTAGTAACAGTAATCTTATGCTCCTTAAGCGCTGACTTTAGTCTATCTGTAGATACATCAGCCATAGGTAATATAAAAGCTTTTTTAACTGTAGTTAAATCATTAGTTGTTTCAGTTTCTAAAAGACTTTTTACTTTGTCATATTGTGCAAGAGATTCTGATAAAACTAGATCTACTACATCTAAGTTGTTTTGGACCATGCCAACAACTTCTGGGTCCTCAAACCCAAGCGCAGTTAATTCTGCGTCTGGGTATGGACCATCGTGTATGTTTTTGCTTGCCATAATTATTTAATTGTCATTTTGATAATGTGAGGATTCATCATCATCTGGTTAAACTTCGATTTATTGCCGTTGAATATAGTCCTAACAACAAGGTACTTTAAGTCATTAGTAAAATAGCTTCCTGTGCACAGCGTAACGAGACGCTCTTGCATTTTTGGCGTTACAGTGTCAGTTTTTGAGTATGCAACAGAGAAATTGGCTATACGAGTAGCTAAAATACTAGCTATATCAGCTCTGTAGTTTTCTCCCTGACCTATACACTCACCTAAACGTGGTAGTATTTCCTCTTCTTTCCCAAGAACTACGTCCTTTGGTGTCACTAGTTTGTCTAATTTATTATTAATAAATGTAGTAAACATAGAAGCAAACTCGTTACCCACTGAGCCTTCACCAATCATTTGGATTAGAGGCAGCTGCTCTTCAAAGCTCTTTATACTAGAAATACTGTTAAAGAACGTTGATATAGATCTAGCATTAGTCTCCTGTGTAACTAGCTCCGGGTGTAATAACAAGAAGTTAATACATCTAGAGTCTATACTATTTTCTTCTGCCCATCTAGCCCACACATCTATATCAAACTTAAGATTAGCTGTAATATAACGTGTCTTCTGTGCTGCATCTACAGAGTTTACCATGTAGTCACCGTTGTCAGGATTTGCAGTCAATATAATGTGCCAGTCCTTTGGAAGGGTCCATGATATATACTGTTGTCTATCTACCAATTCCATGCATGCTTGTATAAATCTTACATCTGCACGATTCCAGTCATCTAGCAACAATACACCACCGGCTTTTTTATCTGCAATCCACTCTGGTGCACTGTATGACATCTTGCTTTTACCTGTAGTTTTCCACCCATCATTAGAATGATCTTTTACTGCTACCTCATCTACCCACTTACCTATCTTCTTACCATCCTTAGTATTCCACATTTGGAACTGCTTTATAGGGAAACCTACAAGGTCACCTAGCTCTTCTATCTGTGCTAGATTTAGCTTTACAAAGTCTAGGCCATGAGATTTAGTCATGTCCATAATACTAGTAGTTTTACCTATACCTGATTCACCTACAACTTCTATAGCTACAGGTTTTTTACCTTCACTCTGTAAGTGCCGGTTGTTGTTAATAATGTGCCCTACAAAATTTTGTAGTTCATCGATGTTTAAATTTACTTGGTTCATAATTTTATTGTTTAATTGATTAATTTAATTGAATTTTTATTCCAGTTAGCTCTTCGTTTATTCTAGATGCGCTGCTGTGTACCCACAATGCATTCTGTGGACATCCTTCTGGATTAGGGGCCTCACCGTCTGTAAGACATATAAAAGCAGAGTATTTGTTTTTAGGGTCATTATAATGATCTGTAACCGGCTGAAAACATGTACCACCTCTACCTTTTATTTCCCAGTTTTTTCTAGGATTGAATTCTTCTACACTAGTAAGCTGTGTATCAAACTGCGCTACAGTAATTTGATTACCAGTCTTATGCATATGACATAACTCATTCATAAACTCTACAAGCTCTGAGCTGCTTACAGATCCTGAAGTATCAACGCCTACAAGCACGTGATTTTTATGCTTAATCTTAAGACCCGGATTCCCTGAGTATCTCTTGTTATACTTTCTACGCAGCTTTTTAGTATAGATTTTAGATGCGTTGTTAATAAACCTTTTAAGATACTGCTTCCAGTTGAATTTAGGAGGATCTACTTTAAATAATCTTTCGATAATTTCCGCTAATTCCCCAGGGATTGTCCCGTGCTTCTTCTGGATCTCTTCTGCAGTAGTCTTCATCTGATGCTCGTATTGCTTTTGCACTAGTTTCTTCTCTGCTTCAGGTAAATCTGTAACCTCATCCCATAACTTATGATCATACTGACTGTTACCGTCCATTTGATCTAGTATACCCTGCAATCTATCAGAGCTGCTATTACCATCTTTATCCATGGTATCTTCTAATAGCTTATAGTATTTATCTGTACCAGCTTTTCTTGGTAAATTAAGATCTTTAAATGTATCCAAAGTTAATCCGCCATCTGGCAGCATGTTACGATCTATATATTGATTGATTTCTATATCTGCAGCTATGTTAAATAGCTTTTTATTAGGATATTTATCTGCCAATATAAGATGCCCAAAAGCTATGTGTAATAGCTCATGTTTTAGCAAGCCGTGTTGATGTGGCTCACTAAGTTCTGCAAAGAAATCCGGATTTATAACTAACCTCATTCCTATGCCGTGTTTTCCTACACCTGCGGTAGCGCATTGCTTACTGAATTCTTTTTGCATTCCAATAAGAAATATACCGTAGAAAGGCTCCGTAAATATCAGTGTTTTTGATATACGGGAGAGTTGGTCTTGAACTGTTCTCATGTTTAATTGATTTAAAATATGTACCTTATCTTATTCCATGGTACAATTGATTTGTGTAATTGTTTAAATTGATTTATATACTCGGACTTCATCCCAAGTTTGTATCGTACATTCTCACCTCCATACTGTGAGGTTTTAAGCTCCTGTTTTGTAAGTACCCAAAGATCTACCTCTGTCTCTGGATGTCTGCCTAGATTAATAGTATGCTTTTTAAAATTATGTGTAAGAAATATACACTCTGCTAATACCTGATCCTTATACTTAACATGTTCATTCATCATATGAAATAGATCTGCATAGTCATCTAACCACCCATCATATACAATAATAGGACTGTAGTTAACATGCACATCATAACCAGCATCTATAAATGCATCAATAGCTTTTATTCTATCTATAATTTTAGATGTCTTTGGTTCATGTAAATCTGATTTGTGCTGAGGCATAAGACTAAATCTTATCCGCACTTTACCTTCTGGATTAAAATCCTTAAGAATAGGATTAACATACTTTGTAGCAAAACTGCCCATAGCAACAGGATGGTCTCTAAAGAATTCAAATATCTTTTTCCAATCATGATGCTTAGCGTGCAAAGCAAAGTCTTCATTACAACTAATATCATATGTTGTAAATTGTGAATGTGTTTGATTAGGTTTATCTACCGGTGTAAAGAAAGCATGGTTATTTATAGCTGTTAATATATCTCCTGTGTTACTAGCCACTGTAAGACCTTTATCTTTATGTCGTTTCATGTAGCAGTAAGAGCAGTTATATAAACAGCCATAACCAAAGCTTGGTGATATAAAATCTGTAGATCTACCTGAAGGTCTAATTAGCATAGACTTTCTGATAACTCTTTCTATCATAGTCCTAACCTTCTTTCATCCATGCGGTCCTCTAAATATGATTCCCTTATACGAGCATCATACTCATAGTCCTCTACAGGCTCATCAAATTCTTCTCCACATCTAGGATGGTCACAAACATAGATTTCATATCCTTCACTATCTAGGGTGTCGCTGTAATCATGCCCACAGCAAGGGCTTACTAAATTTGCCATACGTTTAATTATTTAATTGATTAATAAAAAGGAAAGGGGAGGAATTGTAATTACACACAAAGTATAACCGCTCGTTATTAAAATTAAATTACTAACCTCCCCTTAACCTATAATTGTTTGATAAGTTCAACAACCTCATCTACCTGCTTTTTGTTTCTTGGCATAAAAAGCACATATTGTTTGTTGTTGTCCTTAAGATGTTTTTTAAACAGCTTCCATCTTAAAGGAAAAGACTCATTTGCATAGCCTTTTGTTTCTATAATAAATTTACCATTTGGATCTACAAAGTCAGGTGTATAAGTTATCGGTCTAATTTTAGAGCCTTTATTATAAAGCTTTTTAGTTGTACCCTCATAACATGCTTGAGGATATACTAGAGCTGGAAATATAGTAAATGTATGTTCTTCATAATCTACTAATATCTCAGCTTCTTCTAACTGTTTATAACAATAAAGTTCTAAATTAGACTGAAACTTCTTACCATCGTAAGTACACTTTTTAGCATTCTTTACTTTAGATCTTGACTTCTTTTTAGCTCTCCGCTTCCACACCATATTTTACCACGTTAGTTTGTAAATAACCTTCTAGTCCTCTAGATTTATTCCAAATGTATGCTTGTCCACATCGCAGTGTACCTACATAGCCTTGTGTTTTGTGCCAAGTATCGTTAGCACATATACTAGGAATAAACCTTACTTTTGTACCCATGTATTCATTAAGCATTTCCTTATGCTTGTGTCCACAGTGTATCTCTCTAATTTTACATCTACTCCACATGTCAGGTTGTTCAGTGGCAATCAATAGCGGAAGCTCATTAGCTTTTTCTTTATCACCGTGTGTAAACATAATCATATTTATACCATACTCATAATATTTACGTGACTCTAAATTATTATCTACAGTTACGTTTTTATTCTTATGATATAAAGCATCTAACACTTCTCCCACATAAAACATGCGTTCAAAGTCATGATTACCTTGTACAACTACTACATCTACAGGTGCAAATTGTGATAAATAGTCAATTGCTTTTGTAACTAAATGCCAATAACCTCTAAAAGATTGACGCCAACGCATACTATCTTGTTGAGGTGTACCTTTAGTTGTAGCTCTACTCATACCTTCTGAGTTAAGACCATCATTACCTACAGGTAAAAGAAACCTTTCAATCTCTAAACCATCAGCTTTTCTATGCAAATCTTGAATAGTTTCTAAATATTGCTTTTCTAACGCTTCTGGCCCCTCATCAGTTATCTTACCATAATGTATATCTGGTAAAGATATTTCATAACAAATAGGATCTTTAGGTTTTTTGTACTTAAGCTTTGGAACTTTAACAGACCTACTCTTAATATAATTTAGCAACTCATCTTTAACCTGCGGCTGTTCATGCCACTGATTATGTGTTACTATACTATACCTTTGCTCACCGTTAAAGTTCTGCCAAAACTTAACAGACTTTACATCTGCCATAGTTAATCCGTTATCTAACAAATGTTTTGAAAATGCTTGACTTTGACTTAGTTCGTGACCGTTATCATTATTCATGCGCTCTTGTACCCACTCTTCAGAAGTTACAATTTTTTTACAATCTTTAATAATAGCTATGTCTACGCCCCATTTGTCGGCAAGCCATTGCGCCCCTTTCTTTAAAAAGCCTTTCCGTGTTCTAAATTTTTCAATAATTTCATCTCGTCTCATTTAATATAGTTTTTAATTCATTAAAACTACCTGTCTTACTAACTAAATCTGATGGATCTTTAGATTTATATTTAGCTGGTAAACAGATATTATTAAAACCATATAAGTCACAAATTTTCTTAGCCATTACCTGGCCAGGATTATTTGCTTTATCAAAATCATTATCGTATAAAATTTCTACTGTAGTAAATCTTTGTTTTAGCTCACTTATTAGTTTATCTGAAGGTAATTGCATTTCGCTTTGCATAGCAATCGAATTGTAGCCTGCAGCATGTAAACATATAACATCTTTAAGAGATGATGTGATGATTAGCCTCTCACCTTTATTTGGGAGTTGGTTATAGCCTTGCACGTCTGTCTTTTTTGTGTTGCTCAACCATTTATTTTGTTCATCATAAGGAGAATAGATTTTATACCTATTATTGAATCGAAAAGCATAACTAATTGATTTACAGCTAAATCTAGAACTGTTAACCCAGAAGTGACTTATTGGTTCGACAGCAAACTTAATCAATAATTTTCTACTAACCAAATATTGAGACCAAAAGTTCGCATCTGCCTTTGTCCATTGTCGTCTTTTCTTCCTGATAATTATCTCAGGCTTTATTAGTTTTGGGGTTTTGTCTTGTCTATAGGCCATATAGCCCATTGTAAATTTAATAGCGTCTGTTTTAGAACCTAGTCCTAAATTAAAGTCGCAGTCTATAATTCTTAGAGCACCTATAAAAGAACATGCATACTTATGCCTAATATAATTAAAACAGTCAAAAGTATGATCAGGATTACCAAAGTCTTTATACAACAACTTACCATTGTAAGGTACTATAGAAACTGTTGGAGAGTTATCTTTCCTTAAGTCACTTTTAAACTTTTTACCAAGTTCTTTAAAGCTAGGACAATAATACACAAAAATGTCATACTCAGTAATTTTACCAAGTATGACATCCGTGTGTAAATGATCCTCGCTTCTTCGGCTCTTAATTGCCATTAGAACGGCAAGTCTTCGCCTTTTTCTGTGCTAGCCATTGCAGGTTCTGCAGTCCAATCCTCATCTTCTGCTGGTGCATCAGGAGAAATTAACTCACTAGTTGGTTTATGTGTGCCCCACACTAAGTCAGCATTAAAATCTGCATTAAAAGAACCATAATCATCATTAAGTGCTTTTACAAATAAATCATTTCTTTGAGGTTTTACTCTACCAAAATATTTAGTATACACTTGCTGATACTTATCGTCTTTTACACCTACAAGAACTCTAACTTCGTTATTAGTTAATACTTTAACTAGCTCTTTAATTTCTGTTACATCACCAGAAGCAATAGCATTAATAGTATCAAAAGATACTTCATCACCATTAGCTACATTAGCCCATGCTTTTACAAAATTAATTAGAGTTTCCTCACCTATATATGCTTTTCTCTGACCATCTGCTTTCCACCACTCATAACTAGGAGCTTCTTCAGACCATGTAGATTGACCAGTAGCATTAATCCATTGGTGTTTACCGGCTTGTGAAACTCTAAAGTTACTAGCCATTAGTATTTCTAATTTAAAGTTACCATCTTCGTTAGCTAGCCAGAATACAACTTTATTATAATCTTGGTCACTAAACGACACTTTATAATTAGGTTCTTGTTTAACATTTATATCCATAGCGTGTAACTCTGCCATTGTTGGATTTACTGCTAAAACTTTTACATTTGTTAGGCCAGAATAAACTTTTATTCCTCCTACTACCTCTTGGGTACTTGCATTACTTTGTATTGCCATTTTTATCTATTTTTATTGGTTAATTAATTATAATTCAAACGTTGTATCGTCTTCTTCTAGTTCTTCTGTAATTTCTTCTACCTCTACTTCTTCAGCTGAGTCAGTCAAAGCACTAACTACCTCCTGCTCAGGAGTAGCAAACTGTGTAGGACTTAGCATTTCAGTTATAGCCGCTTCTGCATCCTGTAACTCTTGTCTAGCCTCTTCAGCACTATCCATAGCATTGTCTATAGCTTGCTCTAGAGTTACTTGATTAGGATCTACAAAATCTTCTTCCGGTGTAGTTTTAGGTGCATCATCTACAAAAGTAAAAGATAAAGCTTTCTTTCTGCTAGGTCTTCTACCTTTTAGAAAAGAATGCTTAAACATCTCATCCACTTCCCATGGTTTAATGTTATACTTTTTTGCCATTTCTGACTTACTAATACCGTCCTTAAGATCTTGATCAATCTGCATTACGGAAATTTTTGCAGGAGTCTTTACTCCTGTCTCTGGGGTTTTTCTCATTTCAATCATTTTTTTGTGTTTAATTGGTTATTAATCTATATATATTTCTGACCATTTCATAGGCATAGTCTGGCCTTTTAGGTGTGCGCAACGTGAACCTGCAGTTACATCATCTAGAGAATTGAATGATACCATAGTCTCATCTCCTTCTCTATATATATAACCAACAGCATCTGCATTAGCGCATGTAATCTGTTTTATTTTACCTGTTAAATCTAGGTCTTTGACAGATACTTCTTTACCTTTCTTCTCTAGCATCTTGTCTTTTAAGTGACCTACAAGTATAACTCTATCAGCAAGTAAATTTAATCTATCAATCCATTTTTTGTATGCCATCCGCAAATATAAATAACCTGCGCCATTAGGCAATGACAAAATTGACATACCAGGGTTTTTAGTCTCAAAGTTCTTACCCATAGGTGTCTTCATATAAATCTGCTTACCTTCCTCCTCACACCATTCCTCTAGTTTAGATATAGTGTCGATAGCAACATATTTATACGGCTTCCCTTGTTTAATTACCTCTCTACCCACATTAGCTAGCTCTTTAAGGTTAGTTACTTTAACTTTTAAAGCATCAACCATATCAGAACCATCCTCAAGATCTATAATCAAACAGTTATCTAGTTCTGACAATATTGTAGTCTTACCAATCTTTGGTGGACCATATATTATCATGTTTTTAGGCGATTTACGGCTAGCCTTTACCTTTGTTTTTGGTAATTCCATATTTACTCGTTTTCGTACCATATCCCATAAACTTTACATCCATGGTGTGTAGTACACATTAATACTCTATTTTTTATTTTTGGTCCTTCTCGCCTGTCCTTTGGCCAGTACTTTGGGTTTTTGCTGTTTAGCTTTTTCTTTTTGCTCATAGTTTTCTATGTTTCTAATTAGTGTTTCGTTTTGATTTTCCTCTCCTATAAATAGGTTAAATATTTTTTTAAACATTATTTTATTCTTTCGTTAATAGTAAATGTTGACATCTCTGCTTCATACGGTATCATACCTAGTAAACCATCACGGTTTTTCTCTACATGACATGCCAGCAGTTTAATAGGACTTTCTCCACAATATGCATCGGTAATACCATACAAATCGTTAGGCCTTTGTAGCATTAATACTACATGTGCATCCTGACCTATACTGTCACCACCAAACAAATCTGTAAGCAATGGCTGATACTGTGCCTTAGCACGGTGTTCTTGCTCTATGTTACGATTTAGCTGTGATAATAATATATTTATACATCCTATCTTAGCTTGTAACCACATACATCCTTTGCTAACCTCATTTAGTTTTTGCAATTCTTGATCTTTACCACTAAGTATTAATCTAGAATGGTCAAACACATTTATAATAGTAGTGTCAGGATGCTTGTTTGTTACATCTATATTTGCCTTCTTAATAAACTCTATATCTCTAGGTATGTTGTTAAAGTATATAGGGTAGTCATTATACTTAATAACCTCATCTCTATACTTCTCATACTCAGCCTGTTGCAGAGTTTCTTTTACAGATAATAAATCACTAACTTGCTTGTTAGCTCCTTTTGCACCAGCCCTTAATATCTGCTGATAGCCAGGCATCTCGAAGCTCCAATACAATACAGTTAATTGCTTATCTTTATTATTGTCCAGTAAGTCAAAGATCATTTGATTACTAAATGCTGACTTACCTACACCAGGTCGTCCAGCAACGACATACATCTTACCAGGTTGTAAACCTCCTAGTAAATTAGTATTTAATCTCCCCCATTTAGTGGGGTATACACGTCTTTTACCGTACATACCAGTCCTAATCTCTGTCAAAGACGCAGATACTGACTGTTTTATACTCTTAAAGCCGTTTTGTTTAAAGGGATCTTGTAATCCGTGTGGTAGTTTCTCGTGTGTCATGTTCATCTAAGTTTTCATACTTTTCCCAAGTATGGTTATTAATCCAAGTTTCTAAATTCTGTAAATACCCAAGGTTGTTTCTTTCTATTTTTAGCTGGTTATCTAAACATCGCATTATATGCTTATGTTTATACTTCTTGTCACCAACTATTCTTTTATACCTTAGTTTGCATTTCAGATTAGCTTTAGCATCTGGATCCTTAGCATGCAACACTCTAACTCCTTTATTAGATGTGGTTACTTTCATAGGATATGTAGATATAAGCTCAGCAAACATCTGATCAAAGTCATTAGAGAAAAGATCTATAAACTCTTGTCTAACAACGTGTTGATCAGACGATTCGCCTAACTTAATATATCCCGCTTCCTGTAATTTGTCTAAATTTGGTTTAAGATTAAGATTGGGTATATAACTATATTCTTTCTTATATAGTAGATACAAATAAGTAAAATCATCTGCAGACATGTTAGTCTCCATCAGTATTTCAAAATCTATATCAATTTTCATGGCAGTAAAATTTATAAAAGAATTTATTATATTCACATTTTAATCTAGTGCAAATATAATAACAATTTACATAGTATACAAATATTTTAAACATTATTTTTTCCATACTATATTATTCAAACTTTTAACTGCATTTTTTAGCCATTTTTCTTCCTGACTATCTTTTACATACAAGATAATAATTTCACCTACTTTATTCTCTTGAAATCTAATCAGCCTACCTACACGCTGGATCATAGGGAGTGACTTACTAGTAATTCCACATATAATCCCCATATTAGCGTCAGGTACATCAAAACCTTGATTCAAAGCTTTAGTAGAGCATAACACACTGATTTTGTTTGTCTTAAATGCCTCTAAGGCTTCGTCTCTTTGCTTTTTAGTCTTCTTAGAATGGTAAGACAGCGCAAAAGGAGAAATAGACTCACAGAGCTCATCTGTAAAGGTATTTGCACCACTGAAAACCAAGATCTTATTGTCTTTTTTCTTTGCAAATATCTGCTGAAACTTCTTTATCTTATTAGATGCAAAGTCTACAATTTTCTTACGTTCTCTAATACATCTGTAAAATTGTACAGCAGCCTGTTTCTGTGCAGGAGATGCGCTATTGTCTTTTAATATGCGTTTTGCCTCATTAAAAGCATCAAATTGACCAAGGCTATACTTATAGTATAAAAATTTATTGTTAATTTTTTTATAACTATCTTGCTCTTTCTTGGTTAATTTGACTGGAACACATGTAATCTTATAAGGACTGACTATCCCTAGTTTAACACACCTATCTAAAGTGATAGAATAGGCAATAGGTGCCAATTTATACAAAATTTCTTTATATTCTGCTTCTTCAGGTGGTGTAGCAGTCATACACAATAGATAATCATAGCTATTATATTTAAAGAATTTCCTGTATTCAGGACTCAATCCTAGGTGAACTTCGTCACAAATCACAATAGTATAGTGCTCACCAGCCATTTTATAAGCAGTCTGATAACATAGTACATCTGTAAAGTCTAAACAATGTTCTAGTCCCCATTTAGAAAACTCTTCTTTAAATTGTTCTTGCAGTTGAACTGTAGGTACAAGTATTAGTGCTCTGCCACCATCTCTAAGTGCATGATTGACAGCTAAAACACCAACTCTAGATTTACCAAAGCCTGTACCTGCTATAACAGAGCCAATATAGTTTTGCTTAGCCCAGCTATTTAGAGCGTTTCTTTGCTCTTTATCTCTTATTTGGTTAATCTTTTTGGTCACACTGCTTGCCATAACGTTACTGTTCTATTTGTATCCTTGTCAAAGTATGTACCATTAGATTTAACCATACCCTTACTAACAAGCTCTGTGACACGACCTGTAACTCTGTTTATATCCCAACCTAAAACCTTAGCTATGTTCCTATTTGTAGCTGGGTTAGCAGTTTTAATTGCTCCGTAGACTGTCTTCTGTTTCATGCCAATAGAAGGAGTCAACTTCTTCAGCGAATCTACCTGACTTGCTCTTATATTTTTCCCATAATTTTTCATAATCTTCTTTTTTTATATAGTGCTCGCATAAATCATTACATTTAGTATTATAATTATATTCATAACGAGTAATTAATACTCGGGTAGGCTCTACTTCACCACTATATTTAAAATAATCATCTAATTCTATATAGTTAGATCTGTAGCGCTCTTCCCACTCTTTTTTTTGTTTACATTCTTGTATAAGATGCTTAGCTTCTTCTGTCATACCTCAACATTTTGTGTTACACCCCATTCTATAGGCTCTATCTTGTTTTTAAATAGCGCCATATTAATCTTCTTAAAGTGTTCACATGTAAAAAAGCCAGCCTTACCTCCGCTGTATACTTCTGCAGCAGGATGAGGAGCTTCAAGTATAGTATGTGCAGCTTTGTACATAATATGCCTATGATACTCTTGCGCTTTTTTGCCCCATAATACCCATACAAGATGTGGCTTTTCTAAAGATAGTTTAGTTATAATATCTCTTGTAAATGGCATCCACATATCTATATGTGATGCAGGCATACCTTTTTGTACAGTCAAAGCAGTATTTAACAATAATACACCTTGTTTAGCCCAGCTCTCTAGATTTGGATTTACATTTACATCTCCAAAATCATTCTTTACTGTCTGCAATATGTTACGCAAACTAGGACTAACTCTACCTTTACCATCGTTTGCAAAAGCTAGTCCAGTTGCACTACCATCGTGATAAGGATCTTGTCCCAATATTACAACTTTTACAGAGTTTAACGAACATAACTCAAAAGCTCTAAATGTTTTACCTTTTTCTGGATAAACCGTACACTCAGTTGTGTGCTTCCTGTGTTGATCAGTTAACTTTCTAAAATAGTCTGATCTAAAGATAGGATCTAGTATACCATACCAATCCCCTACCTGTTGTTTTATAGTACTCATAATTTATATTTTTAAGTTATTTACTTTTCCCAACAATTACTTACTGATACTTCTGCTTTCAATAAGCCGTTCTTAACTATTTGATTAGCAGCCAGTTCCATAAGCTCTTGCATTTTGACTGTCCACTCTTCTAAATACTCATTACTACATATAGTATCTATCTGATCATGTACAGTCATTACTAGTTTAACAGGACAATTAGTTATCTTTATATAGTCCCTCATAAGTACTAGTGCCAGCTTTGTCATATCTGCGCTAGCTCCTTGTATAGGTGTATTTTTAGATGCTCGTTCAATACTACCAAGCTCCATCATAGATGACTTGTTATTCCAAATCTTTGGATACCAGTTACTAAACCACCTCTTCCTATTATAAGGAGGAAATGTTTTAATATACCCATACTTCTTACCATAGTTACCTAGCTTATCTAAGAATCCTTTGATCGCTGGGAATGCTTTGAAATACTCTTCGATGAGTTCTTTAGCTCCTTCCAAACTGATGTTAAGAGTATCAGAAAGCTTATTAGGGCCCATGCCATAAGCAAGACCGAAATTAATTGTTTTGACATTAGTTCTAAGTTTTTTGTGATTAGGACAATTACATTTTACTTTATTCTTAAAATAAGCGCAATCATCTTCCCCACTGTTTAACCATTGATCACCATATACTAGCTCGGCACATGTGGAGTGTAGGTCCTCATTATTCTTTAGTGCTTCTATCCAAACTGGATCTTGGCTACCATAAGCTATGACATTTAACTCTTGTGAAGAATAATCGGCACTGACAAAACTCCAACCATCGGGTGCAATGAAACAGTTCCTGTATACATTGTCAGCAGGTATCTGCTGCATGTTAGGCTTGCTGCTACTTACACGGCCAGTGTCTAGTATCTGGTGAAAATTGGTATGAATTCTATTATCTGAGGACAAATTCTTAAAAAATGCATCACCATAAGATGTACACAGTTTCATTGCCTCTTTGTATTCTACATATGTATTTATAAGTGGGAACTTATACCTATGTTTATACATAGCTTTCCCATTTACATTCTCTAACTTAGGAATCAACACTTTAAATACATCTAGAACTTGTTTAGGTGACGTCCATTTTACATCAACCTTTCTTAAGTCTTCTACAGGTGTAAACATATCTGTTTGTAAATATTTAGATACAAACTTCTTTAACCTGTAATCCTCTGTTAACATTAAATCTAGATTTATAAGCAACATGTCAGCTTTATGTGTGTTCGTTTTCTTTATCTCTTTCCAACTCTCTGTATCTAAATCTAAACCATTATACTCTATGTCAGCAAATGCAGTAACTGCTTTGTTCTCAAGCTCTACCACATTATTTAACTTATATCTTTCTATCAGTGGTAACTGGTGGTCCCTAACACCTAGCAAGTATTCAACGTCTTTAGCACCGTATATAATCTGACTATTCTCAAATGGTTGACCTGTTAATCCTATAAACTGATTCCTTACGTCTTTGTTCAGCTCAACGTTTAGGTATTTTTTACAAACATCTTTAAGTCCGTATTTAACACCGTCTTTACCACAGTTTAACACACGCTCAGTTAGAAATGTATCATAAATACCTTCACATTCTATATTTCCCCACCTTTTTATAAACTTATAGTCAAATTTAGCATTGTGAAATACTTTTATAATGTCTTTGCTTTCTAGTATACTGCGCAGTGGTTCTACACTAACTGTTCTAGTGTCAATCACAAACTGTTTGTCTTTGTCTCCAATCTGAAACATAATCATTTTCTTACATGTGAAGTCAAAGCCCTCAGTCTCTGTGTCTACTCCTAGTACAGTTTTAGTGGAACAATACTCCACCGCATCTTCAATAGTTGCCTTTTGATAATGTGGTGAAAGTAATTGAGTATTGTGTCCGTCTATTAAGTAGATCATTCTCCGTAGTATTGTCTACCATACATTTCAGCTCGTGTGTCTATGTATTCATTGTATTCCTTGTCTACTTTTCTGATCTCCCGCATTATAGACTTGCCTTGTAATATACTGATAGTTTGTGAATCAAAGATAAATTCTTGCTTGTCTTGTAACTTAGCTTGTAAATATGCTTTGATAAAATCTTCTGAAGTGCCATCTTGCACCATTTGATAAATCCATTTCATTTTTCCCATGATAATTGTGTTTTAATTGATTAGTTAATTTATTAGTCCATGATATAGTTTTGGTTGCTTATTACAGACATTTCTTCTATACCACTGTCTTGTTTATATTTTGGTATTGATGGTTTATTTCCAAACATAAGCTGATAACCTATGTCAGTGTTGATTATTTTTGGAAGTTTAAATTCAGTTTCTACTCTTTCTCTAACTATCATTTTACCCTGAAATTTAATTTTCTCTTTTACCATCTTCTTCTTTATAACAATTTGTATTTTGTCGAGATACGTGTTGTATGGTTTTCCACTCATGATTATATATTTAAAATTAAGACTACAAATATAAAAAAATTTGTTATAAAAACAGAAAAGAGGACTCGAAAGTCCCCTTAACTGTTAAAAACACAGATTGCCTTATCTGTAGTCCATATTTTACATCATGTCTAACTGCACTTCGTCTAGAACTTCCTCTTTAGCTTCCACTTTAGAAGTCACTGACTGTACATCGTTAGCTAGAAATACATGAGGTACTTTAGCGTTATCACTAACATCTGCAGTAAATACTATCTTATTATTATAGTAAACATAGTTACCATTGTGTGTGATAGCATCTCCAGTAGATGGATTTCTTTTAACGTCATTGTTCTCCACTTGCCAGTCTTGGCCCTCAGTAGTCTCAATGATTCTACCATGCATTCTAACTTCGATAGCTTCTCCTGTTGCAGGATTAACATACGCAGTTGGTTGAGGTACATTTAGATAGTAAACCTCTCTTGATTTACCTTTTGAGTCAACCTCAGTTGTAAACTCTGCTAACGCAATGTCTAACTCAGGTATATCTAGCCAAGCTTGTAAGTGATCTACACTAACTGGTTGCCAGAAATACTGTAACGAGCTATTAGCACCGATAGACATTTCATACATACTTATTATGCCGTCATCAGATGGTTTGCTGTTAGATTTTGCGATTCTCTCCACTAACTCCATTCTTACATAGTCAGGATTACTAGTTTTGATTACTTTTGTAAGTACTGTTTGACCTACTTTTAGGGAAGACATTAGCTCTTGTGCTCTTGGTTTCCCTCCTTCATTTAATTGATTTGCCATTGTTTAATTGATTTTTAATGGGTTAATTTGATGATTTTAAAAAGGTATATCATCAACCTTGTGTTTACTGTGCTATAATTGCGTAGACCAACACAAGAATTATACCTATATAAGCATAGTATAACTCTCGCATTGTTCTCTTATATTTATCTTGTGCATTCATGTCTAATATATTTTAGCCAATCATCATAAGTTATGCTTCTTACATCTAAGCATTGTAATTTCTTACTAGTTGCTGGATGTGCAGTGCATTCTATTTTCATTGGCTGTATATTACTAGGTTTCTGTTTATAGTTAAATATTCTGTCCATTATAGGATAGATTATAAACTTTCTTATTGCTAGTTCCATTCCGCCTCTTCTCTAATCTTCTTAAGTTTCTCTTTTAGTTTTAGTAGCTCAAGTTTTAACTTGCTGTTAGATTCTCTTAAGATATTAATTTCTGTTTGTTCTCTTTCTGAAGGTGCAACGTTAAGTGCATCAGAAAATGGTGTTGTTTTTTCCATGTCTTTATTTGTGTTTAGTTAATGTTTAGGTTAATAATAACAGGTTGAGTAGGGTTTTTTTGTTTCCTACTCAATTCGACACCAAATCTAGATGGTTATCACTAACCTTTGGGCTTATTGTTACACCTGTTATTAAGTTGTTAATGTTATATTATTATATCTTTACAATTTGATATAATGTTAAAATGTGGGAAAAAGTGGTGAATGTGACCTGATTGACACACTCACACACTTTCGTGATTGTTTACGACAAGAAAACAAAAAAAGGGAAGAACTCCCTTTACTACCACTTAAGAAACGTCAATGGCTCACCATCCTTAGTACACATTATGTTACCATTTTCATCTTCTTTCTGAAAAGGAATAGGATTAGCTGGTATTTGAAATGTATCTTTAGGCTGAATAGTCTCAGGTATAAGATTATTCTTTTGAACATAGCCAATAGCGTTCTCGCAAGAGAATGGGTTGGCTTTGTAGAATATTAATACATGATTAGTAGTTGTTCTAATTGTTGTAGCTGTAATAGTAGGTAGCATAAGGCATTTATGTTTTTAGATTATTCCCAGAAATAATTAATGTTTGAAGATTAAAGCCTGGGTACTTTGAACTCCGTAAAATAGCGGGGGTCTTTGATTGTGCTGGTCCTCACGCTCATTAACCCACCAAAAAAATTTTTTTTATTTTTAAAATTTAACATTACCTTAACATTATTTGGATAGCAGCTAGGTATATTTGCAGTATGAAAAGAATAGATTTAACACCTGTAATATATTTATTACTTATGATTATTGTGTTTTTATTTGGATTGTAATAAATTTTTATTATTTTTGCATCGCAATAATTTCATCCCACGGTAACCAAAAATGGGAAAAGACATCGGATTGTAGTCTCAAATAGAGATAGAGTTTTCTCCGGTAATTGCAAAAGAACGAGTGTATAAGTTCTAGTTGGGGTAAATTACACATAGGTAAGTGTGATGAATTAACATCAGTTTTATTATCCCTGGGTCCCTTAACAAGGAGCACTGCTAGATACGAAGTCCAAGTTTGAAATAAAATCTCAAGGGGGATAACTGCGTCTAGTTACTTCCAGTAAACAAACTTTTCTTAAAAAACATTTGGAAATATAAAAAAATAGTTTATATATTTGTAAAAAAAATATATAGATTATGGAATTTAAACCAAATGGATCATGGGTCATCCTTCCAGACCCAACAATTACACAAACAGAGTCAGGTATTTTTGTAGGAGATGAGACAGCAGCGGATAATGCTAAACGTTCTAATATATTAGAGGTAATAGCTGTAGGTCCTATGTGCAATTTTGTTAAAGTTGGGGATACTGTTATGGTAGATCCTAGAACAGAGGCTATAAAGTCTCGTGTAGATGAGAAAGATGTTTTATTAGTTGGGGAACATCAGTTGTTAGGTAAGTGGTAAAAGGTAGCGTAACTATATCCCTTAAAGATTACCATGATTTTTTAGATTCTGACTCTAAAACTTTAAAAGCTAAACAAGATTTAGATTTAGCAGTTAAAGAGTTGCAGGTATTTTTGTCTTTTATTTGCACAAGAGAGAATGTAGAGAAGTATGTAGAGGAGTTTAATAGACAATCACAAACAGCAGTGATCAATATAAATGGGGGCATTGCTAAAATAGAATTAAAAATATGATAGACGTAATATTAATAATTATACTAATTATACTAGGAGCTGTATTTGTAGCTAAAGAAATAATTTTTGAAAACGAAGAGTAGAAATGTTGAAGTATATATGTAATAGTTGTGGGAACACAAGAGAATTATCTAAAGCAACACTAAAAGTTATAGATGGTAAAGTTAGGACTGAACAAGCTCAGTGTGAATGTGGGGATTGGATGCAAGAGGTAGAAAAAGAGTTTGATGGTTTTCCAAGTCTTATAAGAACAGAACCAACTTTACGAAAAAAAGAAGTTACGTTTGATGAATACTATGGAACAGATATGGGTAAAGGCTACAGAGAAAAAGAACAACAAGAAATAAATAAAAAATTAGGTATAAAGAATAAATACAATGAAAAATAAAAAAATAACAGTTAATATAGATACTACATATAAATATTTACAAATATGGAATGGTATATTTAATTTAACTAATAAAGAACTACAAATTTTAGCTGCATTTATAGATGTTCAAGATAGTAAAAAGGATATTAATCTTTGTTCTATAAATAATAAAAAGAATGTAGCAGGAATGATAGGAATTACAGATTATAATACACTAAATAATTATATTAAAAGATTTAAAGATAAGGGGGCTATGATAAAGAAAGATAATGTATATACCCTTAACCCATTTTTAAATCCAAATACAGATAAGGTAGAAGTTACAATAAAAAGAGGATAATGGATAATATACTTGATATTTTAGTACCATCATACTTTGAAGTAGGGCCATATGAAATAATTATACTACAAAATCCAAGTGGAGATTTAATAACTTTAAAGATTGAGAAATATGACTGATAAAGAAAAAATTGATAACGAAGAACATTATGTAAAACCCCCATCATTTTTTCAAATGGCTAAAAGTTTTACAAAAGAAGTAGCTAAGTATGTAAAAGAAGGTGCCCCTAATGTAACTGAAGAAGACTACGTAGCAAGATTAGATACTTGCAAAGAATGTGAATTTTTAATTGAAAAAAGTATGAGGTGTGGAGCTTGCGGCTGTTTGTTAGAACATAAAGCAAAATGGAAAACAGCAGATTGCCCAAAAGATAAGTGGGAAAAGCAAGAATTATCAAAAGAAGAAAAAGAAGCAGCAGATAAAGCTGATAAGGAGAAAGAAAAAGAAAACACTCCAGACATAGAAGAAGCATATCATTATTATGATGCTAACGGTACAAAAATATATACAAATCCCCCAACTATGATGCCTGCAGGTCCTGGAAACATGAAGATAATACCTCCAGAAGAGGTTGAAAACTACAAAAAAGAAAATGCTGAAAGACAAAAAAATAATAATACAGATTCTAGCGACTAAATATAATCTTTCCCTTAAAAAAGTAGAAAATATTGTAAACTCACAATTTAAATTTGTAGAAAAGATAATGAAACAGGGAAATTTTGATAGTGTTCGTCTACCTTACTTTGGTAAATTTTCTGTAAACCCTAATAGAATTAAACATATTACTAAATTAAATGAAAAAAGAAAAAAAGAAAAGTAAGAAGAAGGTATTTATTAATGGAATGCAAAAAAAGATTGACTACGATGTTTATATGTTAATTCGTGAAAGAGATTCGCAGTTACAAAATCATGAAATGGCTTTATTTAAATATGCTTTAATTCATGATGCTAAAAAAGAGCATACTGAGGATGAAAAAATATTATATGATTATTGTATGCAATTTGAAACTATAAAACAGTTTTTAGAAATACACAATAAAAAAGTAGATGAGTAAAACTACAACTTTATTTTTAAGTCAAATTAAAGGTTGTTTTTGTAATGCTGGTGGTTTTTATGCAAAGTATGGAGTTAAACATACGATTAAAAATAATTGTTATTGGTCAAATAAACAGTTAAAAGAAGATATTAAAGAAAATGGAATACAAAATAATATTGAAGTTTTAGATTATAAAGGAGAAAATTTAGAGTATAGATATTATGCGTGCAATGGAAATCATAGATTAAGAATTTTAAAAGATATTGCAATAGAAAATAATGAAAAACTAGATGAAATAAGTATTACTGTAGAACTAGTAGAAGATAAAGAAAAATATAAGAATGTCCTAACACTTGTAAGAAAACATGAGAGAAGATTTAATACACATACAAGATAATAAAGCGGTACCTAGCCCATACTGTAAAACTATAATACAGTTAAAAACTTTAAATGCTGAAGAGCTGGCTTTTATATATTTTATGGAAGATCATAAAAGTCCATTTGCAGTATATGATAGAGAGCAGCGTACAATTGAAGTAAAAAATAGTATATTTGGAGAAAAAAGTAAATGGAAACCTTCGGAAAAAGTATTAGGAGGGTGTAAAAAGTACGAAACTTTAATAGAGACATCAGCAGTAAGATTATTAAAAGCTGCTAGAGAGTCAATAGTAAAGTTAGAAAAATATTTTAGAGATATAGACTTACATTTAATGGATGACCATGGTAAGCCTATATTTCATGCTAAAGATTTAATAGCTAATCTGTCTAATATGGGGAAAGTTGTTGATGGTTTATCAAGATTAGAAGAGATAGTTAAAAAAGAAGAGCAAGCTGCTAATACAAACAGAGGGGGCATTGAAGTAAACAAATATAGTATGTAATGGAATTTTTAGAAGACTTAGAACTTTATAATCGGGCAATGGTTAACGCTTACGATCTTATAACTAAGAGGAAAACTTTAGATGATATTTACTATGCTTTAGAAGATGACACAATAAATGATTTTCCTCTACCATTTGATCCTATAGCAGAGGATGGTAGGAGTGATGATATAATAGATATTGTTGTTGAGTATTTTGTAAGTATAGAAGAGTATGAAAAGTGTGCTGAATTAGTTAAGATAAAAGAGAAATGTCAAGATTTAAAAATATAGATAGAATTAGACCAGCAGCAGTATCTTTTTTAAATAATGGATATTACACACCTGCACTTCCAGGTACAAAAGAATATTATGACTTTTGGGATGAAGAAAAAAATCGCTGTTTATATGGATATACTATAGATGAATTACACATTACAGGATTTCACTATTTTTATTTAAACTATTGTCCTATTGATAGAGCTGTAGATGAAGAATTACCTGATGGTAGTATACAAGCTAGACGTGAGCGTACATTTCCTAGATTTTATGATGGTGATTGGGAATACTATCAAGAAATAGATAAAGCTAGGGCAGATAATAAACATATGATTGTTTTAAAAGCAAGACGTAAGGGATATTCTTATAAAGCTGGATCTATGCTTGCACGTAATTACTTTTTTGTAAAAAATTCTAAAAACTTTGTATTTGCTGGACAAAAAGAATATTTAATTGGTGATGGACTATTATCTAAAGCGTGGGAATTTCTATCATTTATAGATGATCATACTGCATGGTCTCAACCTAGACTAAGGGATAGAGAAATGCATAAAATGTCAGGATATAAAAAGAAGGTTAATGGATTAGAGATCGAAATGGGGATGAAGTCACAAATACTAGGGGTAAGTTTAAAAGATAACCCAGATAAAGTAAGGGGTAAAGCAGGGGAGCTAGTATTTTTTGAAGAGGCAGGATCTTTCCCAGGATTATTAAAAGCATGGGAGGTAACAATGCCTACAATGAGGCAAGGTAGTAAAACTTTGGGGATGATGATAGCATTTGGTACGGGTGGTACTGAGGGATCAGACTTTGAGGCTATGGAAGAGATATTTTATAACCCTGCAGCATATGATTGTATGGAATATGAAAATATTTGGGACGAAGGAGCTACAGGAACTAAGTGTGGGTATTTTATTCCTATACAAAAAAACTTAGATGGATTTATAGACGATGAAGGTAACTCTGAAGAGCAAAAAGCAATAGAGTATGAAACAGAAATGAGGGAAAAGAAGAAAGGTGCTGCAGATGCAAAATCATTAGACCAATATATAGCTGAGCACCCTTTTTCTCCTCAAGAAGCTACACTACAAATTACTTCTAATTTATTTGACATAGCCACTTTGCAAGAACAGTATAATATTGTTAAGGCAAGAGGTCTACAGTCTATGGGGACAGTTGGTAGACTACACCAAGATGTAAAAGGTGGTGTTAAATTTACTTTAGATGGAGATTTAAAACAAATTATAAAATTTCCACATAGAAAAGATGATGATAAGACAGGGGCGGTAGTTATATATGAAACTCCTTACAGAAATCAAAAAGGACAAGTACCTATGAATATGTATGTTATTTGTCATGACCCTTATGGTCAAAATCAATCTGCAGATTCTACATCTTTAGGCTCTGCATATGTTTTAAAAAGACCTAATAATTTATCACAACCAGACGATATTATTGTAGCATCATATGTAGGTAGGCCTAAGACTCAAGATGATTATAATAGAAATTTATTCTTACTTGCAGATTACTATGGGTGTAAAATAGGGTTTGAAAATGATCGTGGTGAGGTAATAGCTTACGCAAAAAGATTTAGGAAGTTACACAAGTTACAAGAAGAGTTTGAGATGTTAGATAAAAGAGAACTTAGAAGTAGAACAGTAAAAAGACAATATGGTATGCATATGACTGAAGCTAGGAAAAGGCAAGGTGAGATATATATCAGAGATTGGCTAAATACTGTAAGGAGAACAGAAGAAGATGGAAAACAATTATTAAATTTGCATAAAATATACGATCCTGCTTTATTATTAGAGTTGATAAAATTTAATCACAAAGGTAACTTTGACCGAGTAATGTCGTTAATGATTGGAATGTATCACACTAGAGAATTGTATAATGCAGAAGTTAAAGATATACTAGAAGACAGATCATCCGATAAATGGTTTGATCAAAATTATTATTAATATGGAAAAATGTAAAGAAAAAGAACCTTATAACCCTCTACCAGAATACTTAACAATAGGTCCGTCAGAAATTCATGGAGTAGGGATCATAGCGAAAGAAGATATTCCGGGAGAGGTAGTTATAGGTATAAGTCATGTTTATGACCCAAATTTTCAACACGATTATATTAGAACACCATTAGGAGGATTTATAAATCATTCTGAAGATGCTAATTGTGAATTGGTTGAGGATGATGAGAATACAGATTATAAAAAGTTAAAAACTATAAAAAGAGTAGAGGAAGGTAAAGAATTAACTCTTAAATATAGTTTATACGATATATGTAACTATCTGTAGTGATATATTTATAATGTCTAATTAAAAATGTAATTAGGGCTAATATTAAGAACAAATATTTATTATTTTTGTAGATTATGGGATACACTAAATTACCAAGACAAAAACTGTCTATAACTAAAAAAGATAAAAAATGGAGAGAAGAATGTGTAGAAGCATTTATTAATCTTTCTAACTCAGGAGCAGGATACTCTCAAAAGAAAGATGATCTTAACATTTTATATGATTACTATAACGGTGTAATTGATGAAGGCGATTACAATTATGTATTAAAACCTTACGGTAAAAGCCGTAAAAACTTCCCTTCCGAAATGCGTAATTACCCTATAATCAAACCCATAATTGATCTTCTTCTAGGGGAAAAATCTAAGAGGCCTCTCAATTACACTGTTACAGTACAAAATTCTGATAGTATTGCTATCAAGGAGGAAAGCAAAAAAGAATTAATATTTAAAAATTTACAACAACATTTTTTACAAGCAGTTCAAAGACAAGGACAAGATGTGGGGGTAGATCCTGAACAAGAAATAGAATTACCTCAACATATTGCAGAAATGTTTGAAGAAACATATGTAGATCAAAGAGCTATACTAGGACAAAAGGCTATGAACTATATAATGCAAGATCAAGAAGTGTATGATAAAATACAAAAAGCTTGGTTTCACTATTTAGTATCTGGAGAAGTGTATACACACAGAGGAGTTAGAAATTCAGAACCATTTTATGAAATATTAAATCCTTTAGATGTAGACTATGACCTTGACCCAGACTTAGAGTTTGTAGAAGATGGTGATTGGGCTCTAGTAAGAAAATACGTACACGCATCTACTGTAGTTGACGCATATTATGAAAGTTTATCAGAACAGCAGGTATTAGAGCTTGAAGATCCGCAACATTCAGAGAATGATGTTTCATTTTTATATGCAAACTCTACAGGTAAAGATGCAAATGCTTTTAGAAATAGATTAATTGAAGTAACTAATGTTTACTGGAAATCTAGAAAAAGAATAGGATTTTTAACTTACTTAGACCCTGAAACAGGAACGGTAGAAGAGCAAGAAGTTGCAGATGGATTTAGATTACCTATGGAAATGAAAGAACAAGGGGCTAGACTAACTTGGAAATGGGTTAATGAAGTTTGGGAAGGTACAAGAATAGATGGGAGATTTTATATAAATATAAACCCTATTGTAAACCAAAGATTATCTTTAGATAACCCTTCTAAATGTAAATTACCTATTAACGGGAGAAGATATTCTAATACTAATGCAAAAAATATATCTTTAGTAAAACTTGGTATACCTTATCAGTTAAACTACAACATATACAAGTATAGATTAGAACTTGCAATAGCTAGGAGTAAAGATATTATTGCACAGTTTGATATAAATATGATACCTAAGAAATGGGACATGGATAAGTTTATGTATTATGTAGAGGGTACAGGTATTGCTTGGGTGGACTACAATAAAGAAGGTATACAGCTAAATCCACAGCATCAATCAGTACTTGACATGTCTATAAAAACTATTGGGCAGTATATTTCTTTATTAGAATCTATATTAGTTGAATGGGAAAAAATATCTGGGGTTAGTAGACAAAGACAAGGTGAAATTGGTGCATACGAAGGTAAAGCATCTTCACAACAAGCTATATTACAATCATCACATATTACAGAAGATTTATTTAGAAAGTTTGAAAGAATGGAGCAAAGAGATTTCCAAGCTTTACTTGAGTATTCTAAAGAAGCATGGTTAACAGGCAAGAAATCAATGTATGTAATGCCTGATGGTACACAAGACTTTTTAGATATAGATAGTATGCAACATATGGAATCTAATTATGGGATATTTGTTTCTGATGCAGGTAAAGATCAAGAGAAGTTACAAAACATTAAAGGATTGACACAAGCTATGGTTCAAGGTGGAGCTAAGATGGGGGATATAGCACAGATGTTAGATTCTGAAAGTTTTATAGAAATTAAAAAGAATCTTAAGAAAGCTGATAGAGTTCAAGAGCAATTAGAACAAGCTCAAAGTGAAGCAGAACAACAAATGCAACAACAGCAGATGCAAGCTGCACAAATGCAACAAGAAGCTGAAAATCTTGAAAGAGAAAAAGACAGACAGAAAGATATTGAGATTGCATTAATATCTGCAGAATCTAAAAAAGATACTGAAGGACATACTTTAAATCTTGAGAAGATGGTTAGAGATTTTGAGATAAAAGAAAGAGAGCTTGAAGTAAGACAAAAAGAATTAGATGAAAAATCTAGGGGTAATCAAGCTACAGAAAATCTTACAAGAGAGTTACACGAAGTTAAAAGAGAGGACAGTAAAAACAGAAAAGAAATAGCTGATAAGAATGCCAACAAACGAAGTTAGGAGGGAATTACTAAACAGAGTTAGAGCTACAGGATACCCAGGTGGTATTACTGAGGTATTTCAGGCTGCAGATCAAGGAGTAGATTTGATTGAGCAATATCAAATGCAGCAAGAGCAACAACAAATGCAAGTTGCTAATACACCGCAAGAACAAGAGGTAGGGTTACGAGAACAACATGCTATGGGGAACACTCAAGCTAGTATGGCTTTCCCTAATGTACAACCTAACCAATCTTTTAACACAGTTGGGATGAAAGCACCTATTAATATAGATAAAATAGATGATCAAGGTCATTTAGTAGAAAGCTATCAAAATGTACCTCCAGGAATACAAGATTTACCAACTGGTCCATCAAGAGGAACAGTAATAGAATCACCAGCTGCTTATCAAAAAGGTGGGTTTAATCCTGATGATATTAATCCTACACCATACATGCCCCCACAATTTCCACAAGGTCGTAGAGAAAAAGGAGCGCCATGGGAACTTAAAAAAGGAGTAAGATTTGTAGAGAGTAGTAACGGAGTTCTTATGAAAAACCCTGAAACTAGTGCTACTGGATTTTATGGGCAGTTATACTCAGAGATAAAAAAATTACCTATAATGGAAGGTGTAAGTAGAGATTCTTTTGCATCAGACACTACTTTACAAAATCAAATTTTTGATATGCGTTGGAGAGGTGAGATTAAAGATGTTCCAGGACTACAGAGTAATATTAAAAAATTAAGGAAAGATTATAAAGACTTAGCAACTGATTTTACTGACAATGAACTAGCAGCATTATCAAATTATATAGGGAGAGAAGGAGCTAGAAAATATTTTGCAGCTCGAAGAGAAGGTAAGGTGTATACACCACCAGGAAAAAATAAATCAGTTGAAGAGTATATGAAAGATTATAGAAACGCTGTTAAAAAATAAGCTAAGTGTTATATAATAATAGAAAACCAAAAAATAAAACATTTATAAAAAATATCAATATAATTAGTAAATTTGTAAATTAAAAACAATATATAATGGACCCAAATGATAAAATACAATTAGATGACATTACTTTTGATGATGTAATCGCAGGTGATGGCATGAAAGTGCCGGAAGCTACTGCTGAAGTAGAAGCTCCGGTTGAAAAAGAAGAAGTAGTAAAAGAAGAATCTACCCCTGAATTAGAAGAAATTGAGGATAAGGTAGAAGATGAACAAGTAGAAGAGCCTGAAGAAGAGGTTGAGGAAGAAGATGTTGAAGAAGAAGTTTCTGACACAGTTGTTTCAGAAATTTTAGAAAAATTAGGATATGAAGCTGATGAAGAGTATGAAGATACTGCAGATGGATTGGCTGATATGACTAAAGAAATAGCATCTAAAATGGCAGATGATAGGATTGATGAGGTTTTAAAATCTTTTCCGTTAGTTAAGCAACATTTAGAATATGTTTTAGCTGGAGGAGAATCACAAAACTTTATGAAAGTTAACGATCCTAATTTAGATTTTAATAACATGGAGATTGCACAAGATGATATTCGTAATCAAAAAGCTATTTTATCAGAATACTTTACACAAAAAGGTCATGATAAAGCTTTTATAAAAGAAATGCTTGAAGATTATGAAGATGCAGGTAAATTACATGGTAAAGCAGATCAAGCAAGACAAGCTTTAGGTAAAGTACAGGCACAAAGAAAAGAACAATTGTTATCAAAGCAAAGACAAGAAATGCAGAAACAGCAAGAACAACAAGAAAATTTTTGGAGTGATGTTGCTGAAACTATTCAAGAATCTAAAGAATTTGCTGGGTTACAAGTCCCTGAAAAAGAAAAGTCAAAATTCTTTGACTACCTTTCTAAGCCTGTAAACCAAAATGGTTATACTCAACGTGATGTAGATCATGCAGAAGCTAATATGGAAGTTAAATTAGCTATTGACTATTTAATGTATAAAGGATTTGACTTAAATAGTATTATTAATAAAAAGGCAACTACTAAAGCTACAAAATCATTAAGAGACAAGATCTCTAAAAATGAAGAAAAAGTTAAAAGTGCTCGTAGAGCAACAAGAAAAAGTAAAAATATAGATTTAGATAATTTAGATCTATCGTTATAAAAGCATACCTTAACAGGGAAATAGGTACCCTACAAAAATAAATTAAAATGGCAGTAACAACAGGATCGAATATCAGCGTTGTAAAAACATTCTACAATGATTCACAAATGACTGATATGAATAGCTTAGCAAATGCTATGCTATCAAAACCAGCTGAACTGTCTCCAATCATAACTCATTTAGCAGGTAAAGATGATAAACGATTCCCTCTATCGTTCTTAACGGAAGGTGTTGGTAATGTAAAATCTATTGACAGGTTAGAATATGAGTATCGTGTGGCAACACATAAATTGAGAACGAGACCGTTATCAGCAGCAGGCCCAACAGGGGCAGCAATAGGTATTGGAGGAGCAACTTTTTTATTGACTTTTCCTGACAAATATTTTATTTTCCCATACGTTTTAGTATCTCAATCAGGTACTCAAGTGCGTATCATGAAAGAACCAGAAATGGCAGCTTCAGGTACAGATTGGGAATATACAGTACAAATCGTAGACCCAAATGCAGCAGCGGTTGTAGCAGCATCAGACTGTTTACCGGGAGCTATATGGGGGCAATTATATGCACCAGTTGGAACAGACTTCTCTAGAGGTAACGCTTCAAACTGGCAAGCTCCAGGATTAGTAAGAAATAAACTTACAACTGTAAGAAAATCTTACCACATGTCTGGGCATGCTAAAGATTATGTAGCTGAGTTTTCTTTACCTACTAAAGGAGGTTCTACTACTAAACTTTGGATGGACTACGAAGAGTATTTACACATGCTTGACTTTAAAGAAGAGTGTGAAAATTATTACTGGTACGGAGAAAAAACTTATGATGCAAATGGATTGACTTACATGAAGGATGAGAATGGTCAGCCAGTAATCATAGGTCCTGGACTTCTACAACAAATAGTAAACAAAGATACTTACTCTACAATGACTGAGTGTAAACTTAAGAATATTATTGGTGACTTATTCTACGGAATGACTGATGCAACTCAAAAACAAGTAACTCTGTACACTGGTACGGGAGGTGCTCGTGAATTTGATGAGGCACTTAAAAACCATTTCTCAGGTAACACTTGGAAAGTAATTGACCAAAGTAAATTTGTAACTGGATCTGGTAGATCATTAGGATTAACTGGATACTTTAACTCGTATGAGCATGTTGATGGCCATATGGTTAATGTGGTAAAATTACCATTATTTGACCATGGTGCTGTTGCTCAAGCTCGTGCAAAACACCCAGACACTGGATACTCGTTAGAGTCTTATAGAATGGTATTTGTTGACCAATCAAATTATGATGGTCAAAATAACTTACAAATGATCTCTAAGAAAGGTCGTGAGTCTATGAGATGGTGTGTAGCTGGATCAGTAGTCCCTAGAGGATTTGATGCAACTTCATCTAGAGCATCTGATGTTGACGGTGCAAGCGTACATATGTTAAAAACTGCAGGTATCGCTCTTAAGAGATTTGATACTTCAATTGATATTACATGTGTAGCTTCTACTGCTTCTGCTTCAACTTGTTAATAAGTTAAAACAGTAGTAGTATAACATTGGCATTAATTTGCGTCTATATATTGGTTTTTGATTAAGGTTGTGGGGGAGCAATCCCCCACTACTTTAATTAATTATATATCCGGGGAGTTATTCTTTACACCCACTAACTAAAACTTTAAAAGAACTATATTATGAGTAAAAAAGTAACATTAAGACAACAAGAAGTGTTAAATCATTTGCCGAAGGCAGTAAGAGCTGAAGCAGTTTACAAACTGAGCAGTGTTTATGTTGACAGGCAACCACTAAGAGGATTTACAGGTGAGGAAGAAAAAAAGTATTTAAGAGAGCAAGTAGATGTGTCTCCGGACCATGTAGAATGGCCTAAACATACAAAAGAATTTTGGACAAACCTAACAATTCCCGTAGGATGGACTGGGATTGAACTTGAAGTAGGATTAGATAGTAATGATGAGCCAATACAAGTAATGGACTTCATTAAATATAATTTTGCTTTAAAACACCCACAAGTAGCATTAACTAAAGAAGAAATGGATAGAGATCAAAGTAAAAGATTTTATATTCAGGATCTTACAAGAGATGATAAAGTTAGAAATAATACTATTCAGGTTAGAAAAGATGCTGACAAAGAATTTATCAAAGTATCTTCTAATGAAAAATCTATGAAGAGAATATTAAGACTTATGTCTAACATAAATCCTGATAGATTGACTACAGAGCAAGTTGAAAATTCTTTATATGAACTTAAGAATAAAAATCCTAAAAAATTCTTTACTATAGCTACAGATAAAAATTTAGAGTTAAAATCAGAACTTGAAGAAATGGTATCAGCAGGTGTTCTTAGGAGAATTGGAAACCAGGTAGTATTTATGGATGAAATTCTAGGAGATACATTAGAAGATACTATTATTCATTTAAAAGATAAAAAGAACTCTAGTAAATTAACAATATTAAGAGCAAAACTTAAAGAATTATCTTTAGTATAATATGAACATAGTAAATATGCATCAAGCAGTTCAGCAAGGAGTGGATAAGATTAATTCACTCCAAGCTGATATGCTGCTTTCAGAAGAAATAGATGTAGAGTTAAATAAATCTCAAGATAGATTTATTAATACAAAATACGGAATAAACAATAGGTATAATAAAGGATTTGAAGAATCACAGAAACGTGTTGATGATTTAAGGACTTTAGTTACTGAGTATTCTAATACTGTGACGTACAAAGAGCAGTATGGTAAAAAAACTTGGGTAGATACTTTTAAACTTCCTCCTAATTATTTATATTTAGTAAGTCAAAGATCAGAGGTGCTACGTAATAAAACTTGTACACCAATTTCTTTTACTATTACACAATCTGGAAGTGATATTACATATTTTAAAATACCTATGTCTAATCTGCATGATGGAGGTACAACTTTTGTAAAAAGAATGAGGATGGTTGCAGATGTAACTAATCCATTACTTGGTGATGTCCCTATGTTGTCATTAGGAGACATATCTTTAGCATACACATATCCTGCAGATATTAATGCTTTACAAAATGATATTTTAGATCCTAATAATTGGAATGCAGGCTTTAAGTGGTATCTTAATACTTTTGAGCATTTAAATTTTCCAGGGCATTTTATAGTTACAGTAGATACTAACGTACATCCATGGGTTAATTATGATGCTTCTGTTACAAATGCTGTATCAGGAGTTAATACAATAACTAAAGCTATTGGTAGAATGCCAACAGCTACAGGAGTAGATGATCCTATAAATACTACAACAGACGTATTATACGATGATTCTCAGTTAGTAGACTATAGAACTTTAAATGATAGTGAAAGAGAATTTACTTTAAATAAGTTTGTACAGCACGATGATATTTCTAAACTTATAGAAGACCCTTTTAATACTACAAAATACACTTCTCCCCTTACTACAATACGAGGAGACTATATTGATCTATACACTAGTGATATATTTATAATAGACAAGGTAAAAATTACATATATAAGAAAACCTCAAAAAATTTCACTATCTTTGGGGATTGACTGCGAACTGCCAGAACACTGTCATCAAGAGATTGTTGATATGACGGTTAGCAGTATTTTAGAGGGAATTGGTGACCCTCGATACAAGTCTCATCAGTTAGAGGTGAGTAAAAACGAATAATTAACAAATAAAAATTTAAAAAAATGGCAAGACATATTTATATAGGAGCTACTACTACGGACTATGCATCTGTTGGGTCAGGACCGTATACTAACGGACTGTTGGCTTCTGGTGCAATTGATGTACAAAAAGTTTCTAATATTAGTGGACCAACTTCAATGGCTGCAAATGATATAAGAACAAACACTGAGCAGTTTAGAATTGTACAGGGTACAGGAACACATAACATTGTAAGTCCTTGGATTTATGGTGATGATGTTATTAACTGGGATGGACAATCTTATGCAGCACCAACTTCTCATAAGCACACAGTAACTTTAGGAGGAACTTCTACAGCAGCTGGTACGCTTACAATTAAAATAATGAGAACTGATGTACCTGGATTTGATACATTTAGTTTCGATACTGATGTTCCTTCAGGAACGGCAGCTACAGCAGTTGATCTTTTAGTTACAAACGCATTTGCAGCAGCAAACGTACCATCATGGTTAGATGCAGTTTGTGCAAATACTGGTACAGCTAATGTAATTGAAGGATCTATAGCAGGTAATACAAACGATGATGGAACAATTTGGGATGAAAATCCTTCAACATTTGTTGTATCATGTACTAATGTACCAGCAGGTATAACTGCAACATGGACATTAGACTCTGCTCCAACTCAATCTGCAGATGCAGGTGCAGGTAACGGATACTTAATTAGAAAAATTGAAGAGCAATGGTGGGGTAATCAATTTGGTTACTATGACAGAGTGCAGTTACCAAAACCTCCAGCAAACTATTCAGTATTAGCATCTACTTATGATGTATACTCTATTGCAGCAACTAAAGATGGTAGTTCTCAATCTCAAGTTCATGGGGTAGACAACATTATGCACATTTCAATTGCAATTGTTGCTGGTCAAAATGCAGGGCTTGAAGCAAGACTGAATCCTTACATGGCAGATTGCGGATTTGCAGCTGTGAACTTATAATAAATCGAAATAATAACTTTTAAAATATAAAAAAATGAATCAAGGAAATAACCCTTTATATGGTAGTGGAGAGAAAGTTGCAGTTGCTGTTTGGGACGGATCAAAAAGAACGTTAGCAAACAATGCTTCTGCTTCTTGTATTGATCCTGTATCAGGAGCTTCTAAGCCTCTATATTTACCAGATGGAGCTTTAATTACTAAGGCATACTATCATGTAGCAACAACCTTTACAGATGCTGGTGATGACTCATCACAAATTGCATTAGGTTATACAGGTGCTACAGGAGCTTTTGTTGCATCTATAGCAATTCAAGCTAGTACAAATGTATGGGATGCAGGTGCTCATGGTACTTTAGTTGGAATGGGCGCTAATTTAGGTGCTGATGCAGCTCATGATTCTGCATTAGAAGTAATTGCTTTAAATGCAGCAACTATGATACACTTAACAGCTCAAAAAGAGATTTTACTTACTACTAATGACGATACAGCTCTTAGTACAGGTAAACTTACACTATACGTACATTACGTAGAAACTGGCGATTTCTCATAATCGTTAATCTAAATAAGACTAATAGGGGGCATTGTCCCCCTATCGGTCTTTTTTTTAATATAAATAAATTTAAGCTATGGCATTAAATATTAAATCTGTAAATTTTTGTAAAAGTATAGACGTAACTTATAGACCTTATACTTCTGCTGCAACTGGAGATGTTAAAATAACTGACGTTCCTGGTGGAACAACAATTACCTATCCTATTAATATAAGCACTAGCGCTGTTACTAAACTACGTATTCCTATTGCTGATTTAGCTAGCAGTTCAGGAGTTTTTATGGTTACAGTAGAAGAGGCTGGAAGTACTCGACATATGACTAAAGCAGTTTTAGTTCATTGTGATATAGACTGTTGTTTAACAAAGTTAACTAATGAATTATTAGCATGTGAGTGCGATTGTCCAAGATGTTCTAGTGCTTTAGCAAAAGCTCAAAAAATATACTTATTAATACAATCTGCTATAGCTAAAGTAGAAGAAATAAATTCTGATCCTTGGGGTAGTACTGTTATGGGGCATTACGATGATGCTTATGATAAATATAAAAAAGCAAAAGAACTTTGTGACGGCAGTTGTGGGTGTGAATGTTAATTTAAAAAAATAATAATTTATGTCTAAAAGACTTGTTACTATATCTTCTCATCCTCCTAAATTTTGGGGTGTACTACTAGGTGTAAATGGGCTGTATGGCGGACCAGAGATGCCTGAAATTCAGGTACATGATAATAAGGCTAGTGGAACAGGGTGGGATTTTTTAGTAGATGTAGCAGATACAACTGGAGATGGTAATGCACCTTTAATACAACTAAATTCTATTGGAGGAACTCCAGGGCAAACTTTTACGCTAAAATATTTACCCCCATTTACTCCTATAACTACTATAGTTTCAATAAGAACATTAAAACTTACATTTACAAGTGGTCATATTGAGTATTTTGAAATACCTATGACCATAAAGGCACACCACGATGGTTTAAACAGTCCTTGGTTTATTATGGATTTGGTTGAATTAGCAAACCAGCCAGGCTCAAGTTCAGAGTCTTATTTTCAACAAGGTTATTACAATACACATTTAAATGCGGCTATAGATCCTGCTACTGGTCTTCCTGTGAATAATTTTTATTCTTTACAATCTCAAAATAAGGGAGTTGCAGGTAGTCTTACAGTTTCTGGATTATTAGTAACTGAGCCTTTTTATATATTTTCAAAATATAGTGGAGTTCATGCAAACACTATAGGGGTAAATACAAATCCAGGCTTTACACCATCAGAGCAGTTTTTACATGTAAAGTCTGATGTTAATAATGTACTTTACGATCATGGTTTTTGTGGTTCTGGAGGTACGATTTCTGGTCATGATGATAGACTTGCTCATATATATGGGTTAAATGCTCTTACTACTCCTGATGCGGGTAATCCTAATAGACAAGAATTTCACTCTATAGATTTTCTTTTACAAGAAAATAATCCTTTATGGTATGACAATCTAGAAACACAAGGAGGTGTTTTAATGAACGTTCCAAACATAATAAATCAAATGAATTCAAACCTTGGCTTTATGCAAGGAACTTATTCTGGAGATAACTGGCCTGTTCCGCCTTATGGTAGTGTTGAGCCTTCACCTATTGATCCGGGAATAGATATAAGAAATCTGTATAGAAGATCAGAGGTGTGGGATTCCTTTGGTGATAATATAATGACTTGGAATTCAGCTTACGAGTTAGCTACAAGAGGTGCAGACACTTCTAATAGCCCACACTATCATTATGTATATAAAATATTTTATGCAGAAAATTTAACAGCTCCTGCGCCTCCTAATCCTCTTCACGTGTTTAATGTTTGTGATGAAGCTGGTGATCCCTCATACTATTTAACAACTAGTAAAGATTGTAGTGGAGCAACTATTCCAGCAGCTAATTTACCAGGAGGAGCAAATCATAACATTACTACTTTTGTTCCTAATAACGCTTGTTGTTCAAATTGTACTTTAGAAATAGTATCTACTACTCCACATTGTGGAACTTATGGTGTAAATGATAAAATTATTGAAGTTACAACTACAAATCCTGCGTGGACTAGTACTACTACTACAGGAAATCCATGGAGTAGTGGTAGTCAGTATACCTATAACTTAACTTTAAGTAATGGAAACAGTTTAACCCAAACTATGCCTCCAACAGGAGGAAATACAGTTACTCAAGCTAACTGTGTAACAAATACAACAAGTGGAACAGAACATGAAGTTACTTGTCCTTCTAGCAGCACTATTACACCATGGATGCAAGTAAGTGGGGCAGGAATACCAGCTGGAACTTATGTTGGTAATATTTTAACTGGGACAGCAGGTAACAATGTAACAAAATTTACACTTATAGATGCTGTAGGAAATACTGTTCAAGCAACAGCAGCCGCTACAGTAACTTTAACTTTTGCAGCTGGCTTTAGATTTTACTTTGGAAGTCTTGCTCCTAATGAAGGGGCATTATTAGGAACGTATTATATTTTAAAAGTTACAGATGAAGATGGGTGTGAAAAAACATTACATATAACTTTAGCTGATTGTGCTGTTCCAGACGGGTGTACAGACAATACAGCAATAAATTATGACGCCTCAGCAGTTAATGATGATGGTTCATGCGTTGTGTGTAATGCTACTACTGGAAAATTAGAAGATCCTGCAGGAAATATTGCAGGAGATTTATTTACTAATCATGTAGCTCTTGTTACTGATGCAACTGTAAATGCAAGTAATGTTCCACAATCTGATGGTACTGTTTCTTTAACAACAAGCATAGACCCTGCTTTACAACAATATATAAGCCTTGGTGCTACTGAGACTTATACAATGGGGATATATCCAGTTACAGTACCTGGAGATCCTAGCACAATAGGATCGGTTATTAGTCAGCAAACAGGAATAGCATCAAATACTTTTAGTTACTCTCCTCAGCATACTTTTACAGGTCTGGGTTTTGGTCACTATGCTATTAAAATACAGTTTGTTGATTCAAATAATGTTTTAGAAGCAGAAGAGTGTTTTACTTGGGTATATATTACAGTAAAAGTTCCGGTTTGTGATGATGTTAATTCTTCAGACTATAACACAACAGTAGCAGCACCTTTTAGAATTCCAGACTCAAGTTTATGTACTCCTAGTAACTGTCCGGTCCCGTCAGATCATTCTTTTGAACTTTCTGACGATCCTAACTATTGGTTTACTAATTGTAATGGAGGAGGGGGTCAAAACTCAAATGGAGCTAATGAATGTAATCCATATTTGCATTGGCATTTCGCTTTGTATGATTCTCCTGGTTGTGGTCCTGGAACGATTGGACCGGGCCATTTTGGTCCAGGTTATTTTACAGTAGTTTGGCTTTTTAATGGAGTTGCTCACCCTAATCAAAATAGTTCTGGGACAGCAAATGATATATCTGGTTATGGTGTGGGTCATACTAGCCCAATTAATGCCAATGGAGTGGGATTTGGTCATTCTCAGCTAATGGTGTTTGATCCATTTTGGAATTCTATGTCACCACTTCAAGTACTTGGGGCAGGTACTTATACTCAGGAAGTATATGTAGACATGCCTGATGGTAGTATTTGTGTTTATACACAAGATTTTGTTTTTGATGGAGTCCCTGATTCTGGGTGCCCTGATCCAGCAGCTTTAAATTATAATCCAAACGCTTTATGTCCAGGACCTTGTATATATGAATCTTGGGAATGTGATCTTGTAACAGGTTCTTGTTATGATCCAGGAGATGGTACAGGTCAATATAGCAGTTTAGTAGATTGCGAGCAAAGTTGTGTGCCAATGCCTATACCAGGATGCACAGATCCTTGTGCAATTAATTATGATCCAGCTGCTGATACAGACGATGGTACTTGTGAATATAAAGCATGTTTAGATTCTGGGGCATCAAACTATGAATATAGCTGTGATTGTGGTATAGACATTCCTAGTGCAACTGTTCATGATCCAGATTGTTGTGAATTTCCTTGTGATAGTCCTCCTGATATAACAGTAACTACAACAGATTCTACGGGTACGTGTACGGGACCAATCGCAGATGGAACAGTAACTTTTAAATATGCATCTACAAACGGATCTACACATTTTTTAATTCAGATTTATTCTGGACTTCCTGTAAGTGCAAATTTAATATATTCGTATGTCCCTGATGTATCTCCTACACCTGCTCCTGATGGTTCTACAATTACACATTCAGGATTGGCTCCGGGAGCTTACACTATTACATTTACAGACCTTTTTGGTTGTAAAGTAGAGCAAACATTTTCTATATCTACTACTACTTTATCAGTTGGATGTACAGATCCGTTGGCATCTAACTATGACCCTAATGCTTCATGCGATGATGGTTCTTGTATATACGAAGGTTGTACAGACCCACTTGCTATAAACTATAACCCAAATGCAATTATTGACGATGGCAGTTGTTTATATAGAGATGAAAAAAATCCTTGTATACCAAAACAATTAAAAAAAGCAATAGTTAAATTAAAATCTTGTTTATCTCAAAAAGGATCTGAATGGCTAACAGAATATAAAATAGGTACAAATATAGATTGTTCTACAATGAATAAATGGAAATTAATATTATTGGGGTATGTATTAAAATCTAATAAAAGTGAAAATGGTTTTGGTTTAGGGTGTTTATTTAATTGCGCTGATAAAGGAACTCCTAATATAGAAGATGTAGCGCTTAATTGTAACGACTTATGGGTAAAAGGAGGATCTTTTACAGGTTTAAATGACGCTGCAACAAATGGAGCTAGTGTTACAGGAACTTCTTGGACAACAGGAGAGGGAACTACAGTTACTGATCCTGCTTTATATTTTACATCTCCGCACAAGCTTAGTTTAGGAGATGTTATTAAAATGCCTAGTGGGTATATATATAGAGTTGTAAGTATATCTTTTAATCAAGTAGGCCCACTTACTTTTGACTTAAAAGACAATAATCCAGAAACAGCGACTGGAATAGCTGGTGGGAATTGGACCAAATGTTCAGATGAGAATTTTATAGATATAACTACAAGTGTGAATTATTACGATAATTTTCTTAAATTTGTAAATAAATACTGTAAAGATTGTAATATACCACCTGCATGGAAACAAAAATAAACAAACCTCTAAGTTAAAATAAATAAAAAAATAAAAATAATATGGCTTTAAATTTACAAACTTTAGCAAAAACTAGCATAGATAACACATATGACTATTTTAATATATCTAATGAGTCTACTGGAGCTGCAAAAAAAGTTCTAGCTTCAGGCTTTTTTCCTACAATGTCAACTACTGGTACTGGAGGACAAGATATATTTGTAAGTGTTACAAATAAAAATCAATTAAACTTTAAAGGTATAAAGTCTGCAGACACAACTAAATTAACAGCAACTACAGATACTAATAATATATTACTAACTTTAGTAGAATCTGGTATAGATTTAGCTAATTGTAGTAATACTTCAGCTGGATTTTTAACTTCTATGGATTTTACTGGAAATGTTACAGGGCAATGCCCAGTGGTAAATGGTGGTACAGGTTTAGATACAATAGTAAAAGGATCAGTTCTTTATGCTAGTGCAGATGATACAATTGCCGCTACTGCATCAATGCGTACAAACGGACAAGTGCTTATAGGTAATGCTACAACTGGAGTTCCTAGTTTAGCAACACTTACTGCTGGAACAGGAGTTTCAATTACAAACGGTGCCGGAAGTATAACAATAAATGCAACTATAGCAAATGCAACAGCAAATGTAGATTTGTACGATGGCACTGGAACTACTTATAATATAGATACTAATAATGGGGATGGATGGATTTCTGGAGATGGAACAGACGAAGGAATTGCAGTTGATAATAGTGGTAAAGTGTTTGTAGGGCAATCTACTCCTACAGCAGCATTTGATGAAAGTTTAAATATAAAAGGTAGTATTAGATTTACTAATGATACCGCACCTACAATTAAACCAAGCGCTACAACAAGTGATACGGTTGGGCAAGTACTTACAATTGAAGGAGGAAGTAGTGCTTCAGGTAGTGCTGGAAATTTAATTTTAAAAGCAGGTTCAGCAGCTTCTGGTGGAGGTGATGGTGGAGCTGTAGCTATATATGGAGGTAATGAGGCTGGAGGTTCAGCAGGTAGTATTAGAAACTATGTATATGATGGGGCTGGTAATGCTATTGGAGGAACAACATTGTCAGGAGGATCAGCAAATCCAGATTTTTCAATTGATGTAGGTAATTTACAGATAACTGAAGCAACTAAAGGAATTATACATGCTGGTAGTGGAACGGTTACTCAAGGTACTAATCATAGTACAGGAGTTACAATTAATGCAACATCTGGTATTATTACATTAGCAGGAGTAGGTTTAAACGCAGCGGCAGAAGCAGATTTTGCTGTTACAAATAGTACTGTTCAGGCAGATTCAGTTATATTATTAACTGTTCAGTGTCCTGCAGCAGCAAGTGCTACAGACAATGCTACATTAGTAGCTCAGCTTGATGAGGTAAATGCTGGATCATTTAATGTTAGATTAAGTAATCCTGGGGCGGGCAATGTGTCTACAAACGCACACAAAATTCACTTTTTAGTGATAAACAATAGTTAATATTAACAAAAACCAATATATAAAATGACAACAATTAAAGCAACAAAAGGAGAATTCGTAAATATAATTAATGGATTATTTTCGGTTCAAGAATTAAAAGGAAAAGAGTTTAGTTTAACAGTAAGTAAAAATATTGTTATTCTTCAAAAATCACTTAAAGAATTAGAAGAGGCAGGTAAACCTTCTGAAGAATTTATGAAGCTAGCATCAGAAGTAAATCAACTTGCTAATCTTAATACAGAAGATTCTAAAGAAAAAATAAATAAATTAGAAGAAGAAAATAAAAAGTTAGTAGATGAAAGAAGAACTCAAATGGATAAGGTAAAAGAAATGATGGAGGAAGAAATTGAAGTAAAACTTAATATTCTTAAAGAAAATATTTTACCTGAAGAGATTACAGCTAAACAAATTAATAACTTAATAAAAATAATAAAATAATGGGTGGAGTACGTACACAAGAATTATGCTGTTGTGAAGAAACTAGAAAAGTTAATACAGTAACAATTTATCAATCTTTTACAACAATTATAATTAATAATATAAGACATTGCGGACCTTTTTATGCTATATCAGCAATAGAAGATTCTGTCATTGATGTAAGTGAAGGAAATACTGGAATTATAGAATTTGCATCAGGAGTTAAAAGAGATGTAGAAACAGATTTTACAGTTCCTAAAGGTATGACTATATATTCTGATTTTCAATGTATACAATTAACCAGTGGTAAAATATTAGCATATTCTAAAGGAGTTAAAGGAGAAGCTAAAGAACCAACTGCAGATCCGTCATAGTATGGTGCCTCAATTAGGATTAGGAATAGCTACAAGTAAACCAGACTATATACAGTCTAAATACAGTCAGTACGCTGTAGAATTTGACGGTGCTGCTGACTTTATAAAGATATTAGAGGATGACGCTCTAAAGCCAGTAAATGCTTTAGGTGTATCTCTTTGGATGAAACCTAATACTTGGGATATGACAACCGGTTCAGATGAAGATGTTGTAATAGGATGTCTTAGAACTGGAGGGTGGAAACTATCTTTAAAAAATACTGGAAGTCAAGTTACAACATTAGAGGTGACTCTTAGGGTTAGTAATGATGGTAGTGGTAGTGCAGGATATATTACAGCTGCTTTAAATGAATCTAAAACCGAAGCATTAAATAATTGGGTTCATATTGTTTTTACCTATGATGTTGCTGGAACCTTGTATTTATATTGGAATACTAAAACTACAGGAGTAAGTACCGGTTCAGCAGCTGAAGAAGCAACTATAGTATATCACAGTACTGCGTCTACTCCAGTAGCAATTGGTGCTGATATGAGTAATGATACTAATGGTGAATTATTTTATGATGGAATGGTTGATGAAGTAGCAATTTTTAATATTTTATTAGATCAAAATGATGTAAATGGAATATTTAATGATGGTGTGCCTTATGATATATCAAGTAATTATGGAACTTATGATAAAGCAGCTAATTTAGTTTGGTACGGAAAGATGGAAGCAGGGTCTGGTACCAGTATTAATAACAGTGCTACTGGTGCAGCAGCAGCAAGTGGAGTTGAAGGTGGACTTGGTAATTCTTGGAGTTGGGTTACAGATACTCCATCAGATCAAAATACATGGGATTAATAAATAATTAATATGGGATTAAATAACTATACATATGTAATAATAGATGCTTCAGAAGTATCTAGTTTAGATTTTTCTAAAATAAATGAAACTGCTAACGATACACTGAGGTATAATAACGCTGGAGATAAAACTTTTGTAAAATTTGAAGGTGAGACACCTAGCTTTTTAGAAGGTAAAACTCAGTATACACATGCAGAAATAAAAGACTATTTAAGAGATTCAAATAACGGATGGATAAGTGATAATGAATAAAATAAAAAACATACTACTACTATTTGTATTGTGTATTGGTTTATCAGCTAATTCACAAACTACTGCAGATATAAAAGATTATTTAAAAACATTTGACTTAATAGAAACATTAAAAAGTCATACTAAGTTTGCTACAGTATATGGAGCTGTAAATGGAGGTACTTCAGTATCAGATGTAAAAACATTTTCTGTTACTCAAGGACAATTAGAAGAAGGTCTTATTACAACTCCTTATGACTACTCTTTAACTGTAGGTATTAGAAAAATAGCTAGGTTTGGATATGAAAATAGAGCTAACACTTTTTATGATGGGACTGAATCTAATTATACAGATGCAGCTACAGTAGGTAAAGTACAAGGTTTTGAATACTTATTTGAAGTAGATTATGCAAGACAACAAGGTGTAGATTATATAGATCAACATCATTTTATAAGATATAGTTCTGATGATGACTGTGATGGTCCGCTTTGTGTAGATCACTTTGCAGCAAAAGTAGAATATTTAAAAGATGGTTTTGCAGATGTAGAATATTTTGAATTATCAGAAAGATATAGATGGAAAAAAGATAGAGATTTATCTTTTAGTATAGGGGCTGCTCATAGATTAGCAGAACCATATGGATATAATCCGCTAGAAGAATGGATGTTAGGTAATGGGAATTTACATTATACATATTTAGCTATACAAGAAGGTTATACTGTAGATGTTGCTAATAGTGAGTATAGAGATCCTAGTGGTAATATTGTTGCTAACAGTTCTGAGGTTTGGAAAGAAGTTGTTATACCACAAGTGTTAGCTGACTATTCTGAAAAGAAAAGAAATGAGTTGTCAAAACAAATACAACATTCTATAATTATAGGATTTGATTATTATAAATATACTAAAAAAAGATGGCTGCATGCTTGGGGTAATCTATTGCCTTGGCATTATGATGACGGTGGTGAGTTTTCTTATCATAAATATAATAATGGAGAACAGTGGTATGATTACTCTGCAGGTTTAATATATGGTATAAAAATAGATAAACATTTAGGATACTTTGTAGAAGGTAAGTATAATAAATATTGGAACAGAGAGTGGTATGATTTTAAGTTTGGTGTTAATTATATAATATTTTAATAATGTATACCTACAAAATAAAATTAGATAGGGTGGTTGATGGAGATACTATTGATGCTGAAATTGATTTAGGATTTGACATCTCAACTAAAAAAAGAATTAGATTTATGGGGATTAATACTCCAGAATCAAGAACTAGAGATTTAGAAGAAAAAGCTAGAGGTTTAGCTGCTAAAGATAGAGTTAAACAATTGTTAGAAGGAGCTAATACAATAAAATTAAACTCACATGGTGTTGGAAAGTATGGGAGAGTTTTAGGAGAGTTGCATATTGATGTTGTAGATGGCAAAGAAAAAATGACTTTAGAAAGCGTAAATGAATTATTAATTAAAGAAGGCCATGCAGTAGAATATGATGGCGGTAAAAGATAAATTATGAATTGGATAAATAGTTGGAGACAAGGTAATAAAAAAGACAATATATATGAAGTTACAGTTAGGTTTGGGAGATTTACAATTTTAGAATTGTATTGCAATCCAGGCGTAGAACACAGATGTATAATATTAAACTTTGGATTTGAAATATGAAAATAACTAATCAACAATTACACGAGGAGCTACAAGATTTAAGACAAGATGTAAAAGATATTAAACTACGTTTATTAGACCCAGAAGATGGGTTAGTAGTTAGAATTAATAAAAATACTAGTTTTAGGAAAAATACTAGAATTGGTTTATGGGCGGTATTTACAGCTATTGGAGGGCTGCTAACAGAAATGATATTAAGAAGATAATGGCAAAAGAGTTAAACGAAGACACGGCATTTAAAGTAAGTATTAAAACACTTATAGGCATTGCATTTGCAATTGCTACTGTTGTGGGTATGTGGTTTGCTTTACAAGCTGATATAGAAGAAGCAAAACAATTACCAGAACCATTACCTCCAGATGTTACACGTATGGAATTTGATATGAAAGATCAGATGATTCGTAACACAATTATGACAACACAATCTGATGTTGAAGAAATAAAAGAAACTCTTGAAAAAATAGAGGATAAACTATATAATAGATAATGAAAAAATATATAATTATCTTATTGTCTATGTTATACTCTGTAGGAGTTTTTGGACAAGTAACAGCAAAGCATTTTAATGCTGGCTGGAATAGTGCAAATGGTGTATCTTGGTTTATGGATCTTAAAGACTGTAGTACTAAAGGTATTGTAGATATAAGTAAAGATACAGAGTCTGCACAAAAATATAAAATAGCTGTTGTACCTACTATTATTATATTTAAAGATGGTGAAGAGGTTGCTAGATTTCAAGCTGATTTAAGTTTTAAAATGCAAGCAACAAAAGAAGAGGTACAAGAAGAAATAGATAATATACTAATGAGTGACTTTTAAAAAATAAAAACTATGAAAAAAATAATTTGTAAATTAATATGTAAAATAACTTTTGGAACAATTTGTGTAGGAGTATGTGGAGAAAATTGCTGTTGTCAATAAGACTTATATTAATTGTGCTTTTTTTACAAGGGTGCTCTTTAAACAAAGAAGTTTGTACAAAAGAAACAAAAAAATGTTGTACTAAGAAAAATCAAAAATGAAAAAATTATTATATATATTATTGTTGATACCTTTTATAGGAGTAGGACAAATAAATACTTTTCCTTGGGTTCATAACTTTGAAAATAATTTTCCACTACAACAAGATACTACCGATGATGGAGATTGGTTATTAAAAATAGGGTCAACTCCTTCTTTTAATACTGGTCCACAAGGAGATCATACTACGGGTAATGGAGTATATTTTTATGTTGAATCATCTAATCCTAATTTTCCTAGTAAGCAGTTTATAACGTATACACCAACTTTTGATGTATCTGCTACTTACGGGAGAGTGTTATCTTTCTGGTATCATATGTTTGGACCTGCAATGGGTGAGTTAGAAATAGCAGCTATAGATGTAATGGGTAACTACGTATTTATAGATGCTTACAATGGAGATCAAGGTATGAATTGGAATCTTGGTTACTATCCGTTAGATAGTCTTAATATGCAACATAATTTTAAAATTGCATTTATAGGGAATACAGGTACTAGTTATACTAGTGATATATGTATTGATGATATAATGGTTAGTGATCCATATGCTATAATACCTGGATGCATGGACAGCATATCTCCAAACTATGACTCTACTGCAACAATAAATGTAGGGTGTATATATGTTAACGGGTGTATGAACCCTTTAGCAGAAAACTATAATCCCTGGGCTAATATAGATGATGGTACATGTGTAATGGAAGTTATTTGTAATCCTGGACAATCATTAATAGAGGTTGCAATACTTCTAGATAACTGGCCAGGTGAAACGTCTTGGGAAATAGAAGCTAATGGTAATATAATATATACTGTACCATCTGGCACTTATGACTATACACAAACAGGACAAACAGTTTATACAGAAGTATGTGTGCCTATTGGTGATACTATTGTATTTACTATAAATGATACTTACGGTGATGGTATAGGGGGTGGCTCTGTAGTGGGTAGTTGTATGGTAACTAATCTAGATTGTTTTGATACTATATTTAATTTAAATCCACCTAACTTTGGGTTTAGTGCTTCTTCAGCTTCTTATGTAGCTGATACTTGTGATAGCAATACTCCTGTATTAGGATGTACAGATGAAGATTATGTAGAGTACAATGAGTTAGCTACAATTGATGATGGTAGCTGTAGTACAATAGCATTATACGGTTGTATAGACCCAGCTGCTTTTAATTATGACCCGGCAGCACACAGAATGGAATTAACTTCACCTTGTGATTATAATTTAATATTATATGATGCAGGTGGTGATAGCTGGGGTAATTGTTGGTTAGGGGTAAGACAAGGTACTTCATTGTGGCAGTTTAGGATAGACTCAAACAATATTTATTCTGATACGTTTAACTTATCATTAAGCTCGTATGAAGAGGTTTATATATATTATTTTGAGGTTCCTACACAACAACAGAATGCGCAGCAGTTAGATATACAAACAATACAAAATTCATTTAAGTTAGAAAATGCATACGGAGTTATATTACATGAAGGTGATAATCCTTGGCCAGGACCTAATGAAAATAAATTAAAAAACTTTAAAAACCCAGAGGACATATATTCTGCTTTGCCTTACTGTGGTACTGAGTGTGTGGATGTAGTTTATGGATGTTTAGACTCGTTAGCTTATAATTATAATGATACAGCAAATACAACTGATACCTGTTATTATAATCCAGGGTGTACTAATCCAGGCTATTTAGAGTACTACACACAAGGTTTTGTAGCAGATGTAGATAATGGAAGTTGTAATATTTTAGCTGTGTTTGGATGCACAGATTCTACAGCTTTTAATTATAATAGTGCAGCCAACGTAGATAATGGCGGATGCATACCGGTAGTATTAGGATGTATGAATTCATTAGCTTTTAATTACAATGCGCAAGCTAATACACCTGATACTTGTATTCAAGTCGTGTATGGCTGTACGTCCCCTATAGCTTTTAATTATGATCCATTAGCAAATACGGATGATGGAAGTTGTATAGGGGTTACTTATGGTTGTACTGATCCGGCAGCATTTAATTATAATGTAAATGCTAATGTTGATGACGGTTCTTGCGTTCCTGTTGTAATTGGATGTATGAATCCTACAATGTATAATTATAATCCATTAGCTAATGTAGACAATGGTTCTTGTATAGAGTTTTCTTATGGATGTACAGATGCTACTATGTTTAACTACGATCCTTCAGCTAATACAGACAATGGGACATGTATCCCTTTTATATATGGTTGTACTAATCCTATAGCTCTAAATTATTGCGATACTTGCAATACTGATGACTTTAGTTGTATATTACCTATTTATGGTTGTACTGATAGTACTATGTTTAATTATAATCCTTTAGCAAATGTTGACAACAATTCATGTATTCCTTTTATTTACGGTTGTACTGACCCTAACGCTCTTAATTATAATGCGCAAGCAAATACAGAAGATTTTAGTTGTATTCCTTTCATTTATGGTTGTATGGACAGTACTGCTCTTAATTATGATTCGACAGCTAATACTGACAACGGTTCGTGTATTACTGTGGTTGAAGGGTGTATGGATCCGTCTGCCTATAATTATAATATACTTGCTAATGTTAATGATAGTCTTTCTTGTCTTTTCGATGCTGGTTGTATTGGCAGCCCGGGTGAGCCTTATTGGTTAAATGATCCATGCTATGCTTGGGTAATAGATGTAGATGAATACTGTTGTGAGAATGCATGGGATACAATATGCCAGTTAACTTATAACTATTGTGAAGGCACTTGGTCTGGTCCTTTACTTAAAAGAGGAGATAAAACTTTAATAATGATTACAGATTTATTAGGAAGACCAGTAGATAAAATTATAGATAATACACCTCTGTTATTTTTATATAGTGATGGTAGTGTAATTAGAAAAATAAAAATTAATAAATAAAATTAAAACTTATGGCAACATTAACAGTAAAGTTAGGTTTAGTTAGTACAAATGCTACTAGCGATAATTTAAATATAAATGTTTCAGATACTGTAACTACTACTAACGATGTGGTTCAGAAAAGAGTAGTTACATCAACAACTGCAACTAAATTTTTAGAAGCAGATGATTTTACAAATAAATGTTATGTGTACTTAAAAAATTTAAGTATTACAACAGACGAAATTATTTATATTAGAAGTGGTGCAACAGATTCAGCAAATTTACACGATTTACACCCAGGAGAGTTTGTATTCTTTTCATGGTCTGCAGTTGAAGATTTAAATTATGATGCGTATTCTGGAACTCCTGTTTTAGAAGTGTATGCATTTGAAGCGTAACAATAATAACAATTAAAATAAAATAATAATATGGCAACATTAAAAACAACATTAACATTAAGTAGTAACGATGCTATGACTGATGTTTTAAGTGTAACAGTAACAGATAGTAAAACAATTGGTAATCCTACAGAATTTTCAAGGATTTCAGTTAGCCATTCATCTGCTTCTGATATACTTACTTCTGCTAATTCAACAACAACATATTTGTATATGAAAAACATAGATGAAACAAATCATGTAAAAATTTATACAGGTGCTAGTGAACTGTTTGGTATTTTATGGCCTGGGCAATTTTCTTTTTTCCCAGTAATAGATGCAGAAGGAATAAAAATACAAGCAAATAATGCAGCGTGTGTAGTTGAGTACGGATATTGGACTAAAGCTTAATAATTATGATTAGTAGACATATAAGTGATAAAGAAGCAGTGCATAGTAATACTGCTACTCGAAGAGGTATAAAAAATGTACCAAATGATAAACAGCTATATAACATGAAAATGATAGCTAGACAGATATTTGAACCTTTAAGATCTTATGTAGGTGGACCTATAAAAATAAATAGTTTTTTTAGGTGTGAAGAATTAAATACTGCTATAGGAGGAAGTTCTAAATCACAACATTGTAAAGGCCAAGCTATAGATATAGATGACACTTTTGGGAGATCTAGCAATGCTGAAATGTATGAGTTTATAAAAAATAACTTAAGTTTTGACCAGTTAATCTGGGAGTTTGGAGATGAAGAAAATCCTGCATGGGTTCATGTAAGTTATGTTTCTGATGAAAAAAATAGAAACAGATGTTTACTTGCATATAAAGATGAGAATAATAAAACAAAATATAAAGTAATATAGATTGAGGTGGATTGGCCAACATATTGTAGATTTAATAGCTAGATTTAGATCTGATGTTTATTTAGATGACGTACAGACTGGTACTATTGCTAGTGGTGGTAATTTAGGTGTAGACTCTAATAATAAGATTGTTAAGGCAGCAGAAGCTAGTGGGGACATAACTGGTGTAAAAATTACAACTGATAGTGGTTCTGGTTCTCCAGCTGAGGTATCAAGTGGATCTGCTAATTTTAGCTTATTAGGAACTAATGGTGTTGGTGTAACAAATTCCGGGGTAACTATGACAGCTACAGCTGTGCCTGGTGAAATAGACCATGATTCATTAAGTAATTTTGTAGCTAATGAACATATTGATTGGACTACAGATCAGGGGAGTACAAATATACATACTGGTAATTATATCAATACAGAATACAGCGAAGCCACTACTGATACAGCTGGTTTAATGTCATCAGCCCATCATGATAAGTTAGATAATATTGAAACAGAGGCTGACGTAACGGATACTACAAATGTTACAGCAGCTGGAGCATTAATGGATAGTGAATGTACTAGTTTAGCTTCTGTAAAAGCATTAGATCAAGGAGTTGCTACAGGTGATTCTCCTCAGTTTGCTGGTATAAATTTAGGACACGCTAGTGATACAACTTTTGCTAGAAGTGCATCTGGTGTGGCTACTATAGAAAGTAAAATTATACAGACAAAAGATAAAGTAATACATATAGAACAAGGATCTCTTAGTGATAACATAGGTACAACAGAACATTTTTTTCCAGCTGTAACAACAGCAGAAAGTACTTCTTTTACAAATGTTGTAACACCTTTTTTAATGCCTGTTGGTGGTAAATTATTAAAGGTACATTTAAAAGTAAATCAAAATCACAATACTAGTAGTAATGAGATAACTTTTAAATTATATGATCTTGATGATGGTGAAAATTGGAATGATGCTAATAAAACTTTGTTAGGTACAAAAGTTATAGATGGAGCTGCTAAAGCTGCAGTTATGGTTGCAGATTTCCAATCTTTAGATGGTGCAGGAGATTCTGGAACAAATGTTTTTCAAGCAGGAGATTTACTTGGTATAAGTTTAACAAACTCTCAAAATTTAAATATTACAACTAAGTATATTTGGAGTTTTGTTTTTGAGTTAGATTTTAATAGTTATTAATTATGAGTATATACTATAATATAACAGGCAGTACAGCACAAACTTTAGAACTAAAAGAAGATTACACTAATTCTGAAGATTATAAATATGTGTGTTTTACTAATGTGCATGACACAGATTCTGTAAGTGTAGATTTATATATAACAAGAACAATTGAAAAGACTAGCACTGGTCCGGGTTTAGATGAAAGTGGTAATGATATAATTGATCTTCAAGATGGAGTTCAAAATTATCAAAGAAATGATCTTATTCCTGCAAAAAATACAGATGATTATACAACAACTTCTGGATCATCTTACAGTGCTGGAGTTTCTGAGGTGGTAGAAACTTATTACTATATGAAAAATTTAGTTATACCAAATGGTGTTACATTAAAATATGATTATAGTGATTTAGTTTTTAATAGAAATTTATATATACTAAAAATTAAATTAAGTGCTAGTGGTAGTGCTGTAGATGTAATAATAAAATAATATGTGGAAAATATTTAAAGA